ATGGCCGCGATCCACGAACGCAACGGCAACTTCCGGGTGATGTTCCGACATCACGGGAAGCAGCGTAACTTCACCCTTGGCCGCGTTACCGAGGTCGAGGCGAAGGCCAAGGCCGATCAGGTCGAATACCTGCTGATGCGCCTCGACCAGGGGCTGATCGCACTGCCGCCCGGCGCCGACATCGTGACCTTCGTCCGGCACGACGGCAATCTCCCGGCTTCCGGCGGCGAGGCGAAGCTGGAGAAGCCCACTCTTGGCAGCCTCCGCGACCGCTATCTGGCAACCCATGGCAACGGGACGCTGGAGGCGCACACGCTCCGGGGCATCAACCGGCACTTCAAGCATCTGGCCCGTGAGCTGGGCGAGGGCTTCCCGATCCGCGACCTGACGATGGCCGACCTGCAGGGCTACGTCGACAAGCGGACGAAGGCTAAAGGCCGACGCGGCCCCCTGAACCCGGCTACGATCAAGAAGGAGATCGTCACCCTCCGCACCGCCTGGAACTGGGGCGTGCGGATGAAGATCGTCTCCGGCCGCTACCCGTATGACGGCCTCCGGTATCCGAAGAGCGACGAGAAGCCGCCGTTCCAGAACCGCGAGGAAATCGAGCGGCAGATTCCGGGGCTGACCGCCAAGCAAGCCGCTGATTTGTACGACGCCCTCTACCTCACTCTGCCAGAAATGGAGACGCTTCTGGCCCACGTCAAGGCGAACGCCAGCCACCCGTGGATTCACCCGATGGTGGCGACGGCCGCCCATACGGGGGCGAGGAAGGGCGAACTGCTCAAGATGCGGATCGGCGACGTGGATTTCAAAGGCGGGGTCGTGAGCATCCAGGAGCGGAAGCGGGCACATGGACGCAGGACGACGCGGCGGGTTCCGCTGTCCAGTTCCCTGGCCGCCGTCCTGAAGGAGTGGCTGGCGATCCATCCCGGAGGACAGCTATTGTTCGCCCACGCGGAGGAGGTCCGGGGCAGCAAGAAGCGGAGCCGGACGACCGGACATCTCTGGAAGGACCGCCCCGGGACGATGAAGGCGAGGCTGGCGGGAGTCTCCGAGCGCGAACGGCCGGGCATCACTCCCCTGACCGACGATGAAGCGGGATGGCATTTCAAGCAGACGATCAAGGGCTCGGAGTGGGCGGTAGTCAAGGGTTGGCATGTTCTTCGCCATAGCTTCGTGTCGGCGTGCGCCTCGCGGGGGGTAGACCTACGGATGCTCCAGGAATGGTGCGGCCACATGAGCCCGGAGATGCAGCGGCGGTACATGCACCTGTATCCGAGCGTTCAGGCCGATGCGATGAAGAGCGTGTTTGGGTAGTGAAAACAGCCAGTTACAAAGGTTGGTTGAGAAATCACAAGGCTAGAGGACCATTGCGATGCCGTGCCCAGATCACGTTTGGATCATTGATTGCTTGGAGCCGGACGAGCCACCTATCGGACAACGCTTGTCCACTCGCCTATCAAATCGAGGAATGCAAAACACCCACATCAAATGCAATGATCGAGCTTCCGTAATCGCTGCATTGGACGGAATCTTTCAAAGGCAGACCGAAAACCCTGTGGGTACGCCAGCGATTCAATTCGTCTGCCACGGCAGCACTGTTGGCATCGGAAAGCCCGAGGGATGGCGAATTACGTGGGAAGAGCTTCGCGACACGATGCGAAGCATCTACCTGGCAGGAGGTCGCAGGCTGCTCCTCAATATGGGATCGTGTCGTGGATTTAACGTTGCTCAGCTCATCACAAAACGCAACCCATGTCCCTTCAGCCATATCTGCGGAACAAAAAAAGTCTTGGGGTCTGAAGACTGCCTTGATGGCTTTTATCGGTTCTATCGAGAGTTAGAGGACGGAGCTGAAGTGGCCGAGGCTGCGGTTCGAGTTAACAATGAAGTTCCTCCATTCGAGATGCTGGCTTACAACACGGACACTCTTTGGGAAATCATCACTTCAAACTACCGACGGGACTATCTTAAGCAAGACAAGCTTGACCAAATGCTCGCGGAGACTCTCGATAGAAACGCAGAAGCGATTAGGGCCGACCCATCCGCCAAAGAGAGGTACGTGAACGAGTACAAGGTCGAGGCGATGCAGAAGCGACTCAGCGAATGGCATACTGTCTTTTATAGCTAAATTCCGACCATATGAGTCAGCAAACAACGGTAGCCGCCGCAGGCGGAGATGACGGCGTTCTGCTCGAGGGGGAGAGGAGGGGCGAGGATCATGCGGCACCCTTCTTACGATCCAGATACCGCTCAACCAGCTTCCGCAGGTGGCTGGTATCGTTCTCCTTGACCTCCACGCCCAGATAGGGGTCCACGATGTGTTGGGCCTCGGATGCCTTGATACCCAACACGTCCATCATGGGCGGGTCGCTTCCGTCGTCAGTCACGAGGAAAAATGCCGTCACGGGGTTCGTCTGCCCCTCCCGGTCCAGCCGCCAGATGCACTGCTGGTGGATGCCGGGCGACCAGTCCAGCTCGCCGAAGATACCGGTGGCGCAACGGAACTGGAGCCCATCGACTCCCGCTCCGCTCCTGAGCGACATGATGAGCAAATCCGTCTCGCCGTCCAGAAATCGAGCCTTCGCCGCTTCCTTTTGACTGGCGGTCTCGCTGCCCGTGTACATCGCGGGTTTGAGGTCGGCCAGTTCCCGGTTCCATATCTCGTAAACCTCTCGGTGCCAGCCCCAGAGAACCACGGCTTCTCCGGCCTCGACCATCAACCGCGCAAACGCGGCCACGGTCCGTGCCTTGGCCACGCCGGTGGTCTGCCGCATCATGATGTCCAGCTCGCGCGCCGCATTGCCGCGCTCGACGAAGCTGGCTGTAGTCGCCTTGATCGCAAGCGCGCGAGCCAAATCCTCGACTGCCGCGACCGCCTTCTCGTCGTAGTCGATGTGCTCGACCACGCGGGAGACCTTCGGAAGCTGCTGCCCTACGTCCAATTTGAGACGGCGCAGCATGACGTACTGCTCCCGCAGATAGGTGCCGAGTGCCTTCGGGTCCTTGATGCGGTACTTCCCGTTCCCGATAGCGGTGCACCACTCCCGCTCGAACTCCGCCCACTCCCCCAGGGCGGTGTCGTCGATGAATTGCATGATGTGCCACATCTCGTCACCGTAGTTGTAGACCGGCGTGGCGGTTAGGCCGAGATGATAAGTCGTGTTCGCGGACAGGACCTTGCACGCGGCTCCCTTCGCCGTGCCCGTACCGGTGCGGAGTGACTGGGGCTCGTCGTAGGTGACGGACTTGAAGAACCCCGTGGCAAAGATGTCCGACCACCCTGCCACCTGGCTGATGCGGTAAACGTACACATCGGCAGGAGGCAGATCGTATGGGCTGCCCTTCTTGATGAGGTGGACGCGAAGGTGTGTGAACGCCTCGATCTTCTCCTTCCATTGGCGCTGCATGTGGGCGTCGCAGACGACGGCAGCGGGCAACGCCGCCGGTTCGGTCACCAGGAACCCGGCGGCGGTGTAGGTCTTTCCAAGGCCTCCCTCGTCGCCCAGCAGCAGCCGGCCTCGCCGCCGGAGCACCTCGATGGCCTGCCACTGGTAAAGCCGGAGTTGCTGACCTTCTCGCAGATGGGCGCCGCCGGCCGGGACGTAGTCCGGCATCAGGATTCGCTCCATCTCCGCCTGGCGTTGCAGGAACGATTCGCAGCCGCTGGTCAGCGATAGCCTGTCAGCACCGGAGATGTCCAGCGGGTACCGCTGCATAAACCAGTCGAGGTCAGTGTCCGTCACAATATTGTGCGGGAGGCGGTACGGCGGAACCGCGGCCTTCGGGATGCCAGCAAATATCTGCTTGAGGCGGATGGAGACATGGGGTTCCGCGCGGGTGATGATCCACTCGGTATGATCGGGTGAGAGCGAGACGTCGCCGTATGTCCTCATAGCCACCCCTCGCCCAGCTTCACGAAATAGGCGTCCTTGCCCTCGATTTGGGCGGGCAGCCCCATGCTCAGGTTCGAGGCCAACAGGAGGCTGCCCACGCGGGGCTGGCAAGCATAGCGGCAGAGTTGTCGGTAGACCTCCTTCTTCCTGGCCCCTCGCAATTTCAGTTCGATCGCGATCCCCTCCACCATGAAGTCCACGATGTCCGACTCGGATAGGCGGACCTCGCGCTCGAAAGCGATGCCCGCCTGCGTGAGTATCTGCTCCACATCCGCCTGGGCCCGTTTCTCGGTCGAAAGGTCGATCTTCGCGGTGCGGACGAGGCCTACGAGGGTTTGAATCATGCCTTTATCCCAGAGCCAACAGTCATACCTACCTCGCCCGCCCCTTGCCCCTCGTCTGCTCCACCCCTTCCGCGTGCGTCGCCTCCCGAAACGGCGGCTGCAGCTCGCAGACCGGCACCTCGACGAATCCTGAACGGACCGTTTCGCCGGTTGGCTTCACCACGCCGGAGGCGACTAGGGCGTCGAGCATCCCTTCGTTTTCGGCGTACGATTTGATCAGAACCTGGTTCTTGCCGAGCGGTACGTTGGGCAGGTTCACCGTGGCCGTGGCGACCGGGCCTTCCTCATCGACGAGGCTCAGGGCAACTCGGCCGTTGGCGTACTGGCGTTTTTGGACGGTGCAGTCGGTGTCGAGGAAGCGGACGGTGGTCATGCGACCTCACCCGGCAGCGCCATCGCCACCTCGAAGAACCCGAGCCGCCCCAACATCGGCACGAACGGCAGGGGCTTCGCGTCCCTGAGACAGAAGCCAAAGGGCCCGAAAAACCACGGCGACGAGCTGGCGGTAGCCACCGCGTAGAGGTTGACGACGCCGACGATGCCGCCGCGTTCGAACTGATTGGGGAGCGGCAGGTCGATTTCAGGGAAGTTGTCCCGCACCCAGGCGTAGCCCGCCTTGTCGAATCCTTTGCTCGCGTGGATCAGGAACTCGCCGCGGAACTTCGTGTTCCAGGTGCGGTTCTCGAGTGTTTTCAAACCGTGGGTGATGAGGTGCGCCCATGGCTGCCGGATGCTGAGGGCCTTCATGCCTTCCTCACCAACGTATAGTGTTGCTCGATGGCGGCGAGTATTTCCCCGAAAATATCCATCCAGTATTCGCGGTTATACTTGTCCAAATCGCTAAACTTTTGGTGAGGCGCGCCGTTCCGTTCAGCGGCCTGAAGGGCCGCATCGCCCATGACCACCAACAGTGCCCCGATCTCCGCTTCCGTCGTCGGCGCGGCGTCACGGTGAAGGGTGGGGAGGAGGGCGAGTGTGAGTGCGTAATGTATGCGACCGAGCGTTCCAATCTTATCAAATGGGATGTAGTCCAAGAGTGAGTCACAATCCGCTTGCGCCGCCTTCACCTTCTCATAGGCATCGCTTGCGGGATGATGCAAACCAGTCGAATTCGACTGGTTTAAAGTGGTTGCACCGCCCATAATCGAAGCATAGCACTCCTGGCATTGCTCGTCCGTCATATTGCCGTGAATGCAGCGAGGGTTGACCCAGTCATGGCCATGCGCTTTGTCGTAGTTTTCATAGCCTTCGCTTACGGGCAGCTCCCCAGACGGGTTTGCTCGCACGATGGCATTGGCTTGCTGGCGGAATGCTTCGGTGGTGTGTTCCGTATGCACGGGGCCAGCGCGCCATGCATCAGCGGTCGGGCGGCTAACGAGTTCGGGCGGAAGGTTCGGTTCATCGGGCTCGGGCTGATCCCCGGTTTTAGGTGGGGTCGTTTTGACCACACTATAGCCGAGCTGCTTCAAATATTTCAGAACAGGCCCGCCCTTATCCTCGTAAGCATGGTCGCGCGGCATAAGCTGAATGGCTTCAGCGATGGCGATTTCGACATCTATATCCTCCACCGCTTCGGGCGCAGGCGTGGTGGGGCGGGTGTTCCAGAGAATCGCAGTCTCTGAATCTTGGTGGAACACTGTATGCTCTAGGGCGCATTTCACATCTGAGTGCATATAGAACGAACCCTCATGAATCAACCACTCCCCACAAAACGGGCAGGCTTTCATCAGGCGGGCTTCCCCTGTGGTGGGTGTGGTCATAAACGATATTTCACTTGCTTTGGAATTACCATTTCATCGGCGCGTAAACAGGCATCCCGATACGCTTCGTGAAGCGCCTTGGCTTCTGCGTATTCCTCTGGTGTTCCGTACAATCGGGCCTTAGCCTCCGCACGGGCGAGCCGCATCAGCTCGCTGAAAAACGTAACGGTACGCATCACTCCCCCTCCATCTGTTTTATTACTGCGGTGAGCGCGGAGAGGGCTTGTATGGCATCTTTCGCTTGCTTTGAGTCGCTACTCCATGCCCCTATTCCTTCAGGGTCAATCGTTCCCCGAAGGCCGTTCAGCGCCTCCCTCACCCCCTTCAGCACGGCGAGGTGGCGGTGCTGGCGTGCGGATTCGCGGTCACGCATTAAGAAAAGTAGCTGCTGAATAATTGGATTGTTTGGGTGCTGTGCGGCCTGCTTTTCAGCTTCCGCCAGCGTTAAATAAATTCCGGGGCTATAAGCCATTTGCTTTGTCCTCCCGTTTTGCTGGCGTTAAGCCGAATGCGATGGCGCAGGCGGTGGCCAAGGCTTCGGAATTTTCATCTATAAACCCAAAATGGGCGCCGGTTGGTTGGCACTCAGCAAATGCCCATGAAACGATGGCTCTTTCCGCAGCCTCAATATCGACGGGCTTTTCAAGCTGGGCGGGGCGGGTATTCCATCTAGTAATCGCTTCGGCAAGCCCCTCAAGCTCCGAGGTATAAAAAGCATTGGCACCAAGGCAATCGTCGGTCAGGCCACTAAATCCGGGCTTGCAGCCAAGGCTGAAATTACCGCCGTGATGATCTTCCTCAATTACGTATAGGCCCGGCTTTCCGCAAAAAGGGCAGGCTTTCAGCGCCTCAAGCGTGGGGTTATTTGTCATGGGGTTGTTCCTTCTTTAATGGGCACGGATTTAAAGTCATATCCACGCGCATCAACACCTTAATCACGTTGTATAATTCATGCTCGACACGCCGGATTTGGCCTCGCGTTGCCGGTAAATGGTCATCGTCTCGGGGCTTGTACTCAACCATTGGATTCCTCCGTGGTGGGTGCGTCGAGGAGGGCTTCCAGTGCAACATAAATATCCCGCAATGCTTGTCGCATCATTCCTGCCCCTGCATGAGGTTCAATCACAGCTTTGATTTGTATTCCACGCAACGCCTCCCTAATCGCCTTATCGCGCGGTATGGTGGGAGGGGTGGCTGCGTCCCCGCTGCTGGGTTGGGTTGTGTGGGTGGGCTGGACTTCTATTTCAATAGGGTTACACACCTTGCAATGGGCGGCGTTATCGGCTCCAAGCATCCAGCAATCACAGTCATCTAGACGCGCTTTCCGTTTTGCCTCTGCATCAGGGGTAAGGGCGATATTGTGTCGTTTCAGTATATCGCTGAGGGACTCACGCTTTTTCGCGCAGTGCATTTCTTCGCCATACACACAGACCATCATGCAACTGCTGATGTTCCGCTCCGTTTCCCGCCCCGCCTGTGCGGCTGGCTCACCTCCCGATTGCGGCTTCATTGCCTGCGCGATAAAAGGCTTCACGGCGACAACAACGCGCTCGGTGGTCATAAAGTCCCTAAAGTCTGGGTCGATCACGGCGGCAATAGCGTCATGAAGTCCTGCAGGGTCGGGAATACAGGGCAACCCACCCGCCTGTTCGGTAACGCCCGCCTGTGCGACTGACCATGCGGCTCCCGCTTCAAACCAACAGAATCGCGCTCTATTCTCTCCGGTTTGAAAATCGCCCCCTGCATCACGGCGCGGTTTGCATCCAAATGCCTTTTCATGGCTTAAAGAGAAAGCATCACGGCAGCGCTGCATGTCGGGGGTGTTGGTCGGACTATCGGTGGTCACATAACCTCACTACCAGCCCCTTCACGCAGCAGGCGCGAATGCGCCAGCGTCCTGCACCTGCTGCGAGAAAAGGCCGAATTTGTGGGGTTGGTGAACGCTGGCATTCCCCAGCCGTAGCACGGCCCGAACGCTCGCGCAAGCATTAAATCCCCACCCGAAGCGGCAACAAACCATCCTTTTGGTATCGCAGCAACTCCGCATGGCTGACCACCCACGCCGCATGAGCGCCCCGTCCTGACTGGCGTTTCTGCCCACGAATACGCCCCAGCCTGCACCATTCTCGACACGTAAAGCTGGCCTTGCCAACCAAGCGGGCAAATTCCTCAACCTCGTACCAGTCCCGAACCATTTGCCGCTCGACGAGCGTGGCCAGCATGGACTCGATGCGGTCGAGGCGGTCGTCGATATTGCGCGGCGATGCGTCGGTGCTCATCGCTCCAGGCCCTCCTGTTCCTGCTGTTTGCGGATGTAACCCTCAGCGTGCGCCAGGTCGGCCACCACGTTCTTCACCTGGTCCACCAGCGGCGTCGGCTCGGTGCGGCCGTCGTCGGGCAACACCATGTCGATATCCCGCAACTCCCGCTTGCTCTCGAACGCCACCCGCAGGCTGGCGCCCAGCAGATCCTTCGGGTCGATCATTTTCTTGGCCGCGGCGCTGAACCCCTCGAACGAAACGTCGTGGTGGGCCGAGTCGATGGCAATGTTCCCGAGCTGACCTTCCGGGGACATCTGGTTCCACACACGCTGCTGGCCGTCGGCGTCGGGCTGGCGGTATCCGCACTCGACACTAAGGCTGACGAAGTGGGCGACCCTTTCAGCCCACTGCTGGGGTGTCATCTCCCGGCCAGGTTCCGGTTCAGTTCGCAGGTTCGCCACCACTTCCGGCTTCACCCCGTACGTGGCCGCATCTCGCGTCACGTCCTTGAGGGTGCCGCCAGCCTCGAGGCCGTCGACAACCCCGGCCAGGGCTTCCTCCTTCTGCTCCGCCGCAAATGAATGCTTCTCTTTCATGGCTTACTCCTGATCGGAGGCGTTGGGCTGTCGGCCATCACAGCTCTCGCTGTGGCTCTGGCTTGTCCAGTTCCTCGCGGCAGACCCGGTAGAATTCTCTGGCCGCGTCGCCCCGCTCCTCGTCCCGGAGCACCGCTTGGATGATGTAAACGCACCGCTGAGCGATTCGCACGCAGAGCTGATGCACCGCTGGGTCAGCGGACTGGCTCTCGACGAACATGGCATCCCCTCGAAGGAAGTGGCCCTCCGTGGCCTTGGTGTTTATTTCTTCAAGAACTTCGCGCCGAACAGCGCCGCCTTAGTTGCGCCCTTCGCGGCCTTCCCCATCTGCTCGTTGGACTTACCCCAGACCGCCATCACCGTGTCGGGCCGATGCACCAGCATCCAGCCCCAGAAGATGAACCACGCGATGATGAACGCGATTGCGAGAATCTCTGCCATTGGAATCCCCTTGAAAGTGGGTGTGCTCTGATTTACCGTCCAGGAGTCTGCTCGACGCCTTGAGGCGTCTGGAGCCTCGGTTGTCGGGGGTGCTGCCGGAGACGTCCGGCGAAATCAGCACCCCCGGCAATCACATCTCCATCTCGACTTCCTTCTCCTTGCCCTTCTGCGCTTCCGCCGGCAGCCCGTGCTGTGGTGCTTCCTGCTCGGGTGCCTTCTGCCCCTCGCCATAGGGGACGTAGGCGTTGCCGTTGAACAGGGCCCCGGCCATCTCCGCCTGCCCCTGGACGGCCAGCCGCTTACCCTCTGTCACGATGTCCGACAGCACGTCACCGATGAATCCCTTGGCTTCCTCGACGCGGTTGCCCAGCTCCTGCCCGATCTCCTGCTTGGTGGGCATCACCTCGGCGATGGCTTGGAACGTCTGTTTCATCTTCATGGTCATCTCCCGTTGGTCAGAACCGCCCAGCACACGCCGAGCGTGATGGACAACATCAACACCGCCGTCACCCACACTTCCGCCGCCGTCCGCAGTCGCGTCAGGCGGCTTGGCGCTTTTCCCGCCGGCCCCTCGTAGTACCGCGTGAGGGCCGTGCAGATCGGCCGCACCCCGGGGGCGAAGGTCACGGCCAGCCGGGGGTTCAGGGCGATGACCTCCTCGGGCTTCAGCAGCGCCCTGCCGTGGAATTGCCAGTTCTCGCTCTCCCCCCACGACTCGCCCTTGCTGCTCGAGGGCTCGGGGCTGTTCGACTGCTTGGACCCGCCCGTGTTCGTGCCGCCGCTCTTCAGGACGATGGTGGACTCGCCCAGTTGCTTGCTCACCTGCTCGGCGGTCTCCAGGTCGCGCACCGCGAAATAGACCTGCGTGCAGTTCCCGAGCAGCGTCTTGTCCAGTCCGTCGCGCCAGCACGTTTCGAGCTGTCCGGTGGACTGGTAGAAGAACTGGAGCCTCACCCCGTACCCGCGCCCGAGCGAAACGGCGTTTTCCAACGCCTCCATCTGGCCAAGGCTGTTGGCCTCATCCAGCACGAAGTGGGTGAGCCGCTCTTCCTGCGCCCCGTTTTTGATGCATGCTCGCATCAGGGTGCCGACCCATAACCTGAGCAAGGCGGCCTGCGACTTCAGGTACTGCGGCGGCAGCACGAGGTACACCGTCGCCTTGCCCTTCATCAACTCCGCCGGGTCGAAGCTGCTGGCCTTCGTGCTGTCCGCCACCGGCAGGGTGTCGAGGAACGCGGTGTGGCGGTTTGCCGTGGACAGCACCCCCGCGAGTTCCTTGTCCTTGAGGTTTGCGAGCTGGTTGCCCAGGCGGGCGATCATCCCGCCCCACTCGGGGCTCTCGGCCATTTCCTTGAGGGCGGCGTTTCGCTTCCCTGTGTCGGAGAGCAGTCCCCGCACCTCCTGCAGCGATTTCGTGTGCGTCCACAGCGAGGCGACAATCATCCCCTGGATGAGCGACTCCGCGTTGTCGTTCCAGATCGGGTCGGGTTCGTTGCCCGTCCTGACCACAATCTCCTTGGCAATAGCGCGGGCATCGTCCTGCGAAAGCGGGTCGTCATTCCGGAGGGTGGCCAGCGGGTTCAAAGTGTCCGGCGTTTTCGTTACCACGCCGAAGGGGTCGAGGATGACTACCTGCTGACCCATTCGGCGGCGAGCGTCGGCGGAAATTTTGGCATTCTCCCCCTTCGGGTCAATTACTATACAGCTGTCCCGGCAAGACAGCAGGAATGGGATGACAAGAGAGACGCCCTTGCCTGCACCGGTGGGGGCGAACACCGCCGTGTGGACGGCCCGGTTGAGTCTGATCGCTTCGCTGGCCGGCTCCTTGCTCTCGAACACCCGCATCGACCTCATGAAGGCGAGGCAGGCGACGAATGCCGGTATCCGCTTGTCGAACAGGTTCCGCAAGGACTGCAAAAAGCCCGGAGGCTTGCTCTCCACCAGCCCGATCGGCAGGCCGTGACCGCCGGTCATACCGGCCCGCTGGATTTCATCGAGGCGCGCCCACCTCGCTGTTCCGTGGGAGGTGTGCTCGATCACGGTTCGGCCAGCCCGGTAGCAGACGGCGAGTCCGAGGACGACGAGCAGGACGGGGTATCGCACGCAGGCAGCGAGGGAGAGAAGCCCCCCGATGGCGAGGGCGGTGAGCATGGTGAGTCGGGCATATCGCATGGGGTCTCCTTGTGTGCTCGGGCAAGTTCGATTTGAAGCTTGAGCAGGTTCAGTTCGTGCTCGCGCTCATCGACCTGATTGGCGAACTTGATGCTCGTTCCCGCGAGCCATGCCACGCGCAAGGCGCAGACGGACATCGCGGCCGGAACGGCGATGAAAGCCATGTCAACGGTGGTCATCTTGCGCCTCTTGGTTGGCGAGAATGAACTCGATCTCCAGTTCGTTGAGCCGCCGCTGGCTGTCGCTAATACTCGCGGTGTTCTCGCACCACTCGATGATGCCGATGAGCATGACAACGCTCGTCGCCACGATTGCGCCGATGTCCGACCAGTTCATGGCTCCTCCGAAAGTTGTTGACCATGTCTGCATGGCGTGGCAGGGTTCGACGGCTGCGGCGGCATCGGAACGCGCCGAATAGTTCCAGCGGGTGCCACGGCCCGCAGCTATCCGCTACGCTCGTAGGCGAGCTATGCCGCCCCCAAGAAAGGTTGAGCTACGGCCCAGCCACTACTGAGGGAGGCACCATCACCCCGCCTTCGCCTTGTCCCTTTGCACCCGCTCAAACGTCTTCACGTCGAGCGAATCCTTGTTCGCGCGGCGGGCCGCATCGAGCGCCGACTGAAGGGCCTCGATCAACCCATCCAAGTCCATCTCTGGGCCGGTGACGACGATCCGCGCACCGGTCGATAGCGGGCACACCACCCGCGCCTGCCGGACATGCTCGGTCTTCCTTCCGTTGCGGCTCTTGCGCCCCGCCTGCTCGATCTGGTCACGGGTCGCGCCGGAGAGCTTGAGGGCCAAAAGGCCGGCCTGTTTCTCCTGAGGGAGCTTCGACGCCGCGTAGACGTCGGAGATGCCGACCTTGTCCTCTTTCAGGGCGTCCTGCCACTCCTGAATGCACTTCGACGGCGAGAGCAGCCGGGTGGCCATGCTTGGGCTGAGGTGCAGGGCTTCGGCCAGGTCCTTCATCTGCCAGCCGGGGTTGGCGCACATCAGGTCGGCGCAGAGCAGCGACTTCTGGTAGCCCCTCAGTTCCTTGCGGTGCAGGTTTTCAGCCGCTCGGATGAGCCGGAACTGCGTCTCGGTCAGCGACGACGGGTAGACCTTCGTTTCCAGCGTCTTCATCCCCGCCGATTTCGCGGCGAGGTATCGCCCGTGGCCGAAGATCATCCGGCCGTCCTCCGTGACCCCGACCGGCTGGATCTGCCCGTTGGCGAGCATGTCCTGCCCTTGCAGCTTCGTGGCCTCTGGGTCATCGTGGCGGGATAGCTCGCGCTCGTCGGTCTTGAAGCGGTCGAGCGGCCAGTGTTCGGTGTTCGGGTTGGCCGTAGGTGGCGTCATCTGCTCCTCCTCGGTAAGATGTTCTTTGCCTGACGAAAGAATCATAAAGCCCTATGGGCAAAAGGTCTGCGCTGCGAACCGGCCACTTAAGCGCAGCGAACCGGCAACGAGGGCGGCGATGGAAACTCGACGGTCCGTTACCCCGAATAAGGGCCTGATCGAGCATCTCCGCAAAGAGAAGATGCTAACGATCGAGCGTCTATCGCTAGATGCAGACATCGGAATGCGTACAGCTCAGAAGGCCGTCGCGGGGCATCCGATCAGCATGGATAGCCTCGAAAGAATCGCCAGGGCGCTCGGAGTGGAATACGCGACACTGTTGGGCGAGAAGCCGCAGGACGCTTCGGCCCCCGGGTCAAACCGTTGGGAAATCAAACTCGTCCTTTCCGGCGGGGATGATCCGGCGTCCCAGGCGAAGTTGTTGGAAGTGATGGCCTTCCTGAAAAAGTTCTTGCCAGAGAACGCTGGCCTCTGCCTCATCGGGGCGTTCGCTGGCAGCGCGGTCATTGGCATCGGACGGTCTCAAGCGAACGAGGCGGCGCTCGCGGACCCAGTCCTGAAGATGGGACTGAACGCGCTGGGCGTGAAGGGTTATGGAGAGGTCAGGGCGATCGCCGAGACCATCCGAGTGCTGGGGGAGGCCGAGCCGCACAACTATCTAGAGGCGGCTTCGGTGAACTACACGTGGTATAGGTCAGCGACCGCGCAGAATGATATGTCCATTCCTCCGATCGACACATGGGAAGAACTGACCGACCGCGAGAGGCTGGAGTTCTGCATCAAGAGCAAGGAGGCTTTCCTCGCCGAAGTCGAGAAAGCCAAATCCTATGATTGGGCGTTGATCAAAGGAGATAAGCGGCTGGACTCGAAAGCCAGCCCGGCGGAGTTGTTCGCGTTCGCCAAAGCCGAGATGGCCGCAATCGAGGACAGCGATCCCGAAAGGCACGAGGAACTCTGGAGGCTTTCACATATTTGCAAGAATCGGGATATGCTCAGCCAAATGCGGGATATTCTCGATGGTCTGGACGAGTGATGGCGTCTTCCGAAACCCGGCTCCGCAGGCTGGGCATCGACCCGGACGGCGACCCGTTGGAGATACTTCGAGAGCTTCGGCGGATTCAGCAGGAGCTTGACGATCAGCTCGACGAACCGGCCGATGAAGATGAAGACGGCCCCGCGATGGCTGACGACCCAAAGAAGCCGCGCTAGGTTTCTCGAGTTGCGGCGGCGCATGAGCGACGACCACGCTCGAAAGGAAGGGTGTGTTTGGTCGTCTCTCAAAATCGATTGGGGGCTCTGGCGCTGGCGTCTGACCTTACGTACAGTAGGGATAGACGCCATTCCGCTACGGAGGCCTCCCATGACCGAATCGAAAGCTGAAACGCTGGCCCTGATGCTTGGTGGCAACGAGGTGGCGCTGCTCCCGGGTGGGTATGCCGTGGGGCTGACCAAGGACGACGCCACATTCGTCCTCTTCGATGATCAATTCGGGGCGGTCTATCCCGACTTGGACGCCTGCATGGCCGACCTTCTGAGTGAGGCTCCTCGGGTCGACTGGGACTGTTGGGGCCTTACAGAGGCGTGGGCCATCGGCCTCGCGACGCTGATCGGTGGCCAAGCTCACTCGCGAGGTGATGACGGCTGGGTGGTGCTCTACCAGCGGAAAGACGGCATGTTCGTGGTGATCGGGTTCGGCGAGGCCGAGCTCTACGATCGCCGCCAGCATTACGAGGGGCTGCAGCGGGAGCCCATTCGGTATCGGTGGTGAACTTGGCCACGAATCACGACGACTCATACGAAGATCGGCGGCTCGTTCGCCTCGGGATCGACCCGGACGGCGACCCGTTGGAGAACTTGCGAAAGCTCCGGCAGATCCAACGGGGCCTCGGCGATCAGCCCGACGAAACGGGCGACGAGGATGACGATGCAGCCGACTCCAAAGGCGTCAGTGACCGCGACAACCCGACGGCGAAATAGCACGCCGGGACGGTCGTGAGGCCGCCCTATTCGCACAAACAAACTTCTTGACTATATGGCCATTTGGCCTAATGTCAGGCGAGGTGAAGTAATGCATTAACGGCACAGGAGAGTTATGAGGGAAAAATTTCTGGGAATAATTTTAGTTGCTGTGATTCTTGGCGGTCTGATTATACGCTGGCAGAACATAGTGGCCGATAGCAATGCCGCATGTCTGGCCAATCAAAAGGCAGCAATCGCAACGGCTACCGATAGTCGCCATTATGTATCTATTCCAAGTTGCTGGTTATGAGCAACGGGTTTATAGATGGTATATCGCACACATTCACCCCGAATATTTATACCGTGGGAGAGCTACAGCCACGTTCGTTAAAAGAAATCCGCGACGAAACAATGCTGTTCGGCGCTTGCTGGGATTACGCCCACGGCTACGGCGGTGCGATTCTCAAAGAATTTATGCGCGTATTATCAGGAAACCCCATTTTCGATGAGCAATTTCGCACTCATGAAGCCAAGGGTCTAAACATTGTGATCGACAGCCGCGTGACTATGACGATGCCGGGTGCCTATCCCTCACTTCCTGGCTGGCATTGTGACGACTTCAACAGGTCGGAGAGGTACGCCCAACCGAACCCGGAAGATGCCGATGACAGCGTTACGCACTATATGGCGATTGTCGGAGAATCTGAGGACGGCAATTCTTGTACTCAGTTCGTTACCCAGCCGCTTACCGTCGAATTAGATCGGTGCGATGTGTGGCACAGCCTTGATAAGGCGGTGAACGACATGCCGGATTGCAAAACGCGGTTCATCAAAAACCGCGAAGTCATCCACTTTAACCAAAACGCCATTCACCGTGCGACACCGACCAAAACCCCGGGCTGGAGGTTGTTCCTGCGATGCTCTTTCACGCGCAGGCCAGAGCATAATGAAATCAGAAAACAGGTGCAAATATACGTCGATAGAAATGGATGGTAAAATGAAAAAACCAGATACTGCCACGAGCACGCTTCTCCCGCTTACCGGAACAGTTGCAGACGTTGATGATTTTACGCTTCTGCGCAGAGCGGTGCTTTCCGCCAGGGGTGATTATCGCAAGGGTCAAAAGCATGAGCGATGGATTGCCGTAATGCAATGTTTCGGCCTTGGCTCTACCTATGCCAAGCAGCTTTGCAAACGCTTTGCACTTAACCCTGATGAGTTAGTAAAACGATGAATTCTTCAGAATCGCTGATCGAAACCTCCGCATGACGTCCGCTGAAATTCACGCCATAGGCCTCGCCTTCTACGGCACCTCTCGTTTCCTCGCCCAGATGAGCCGCGATACCGGCATCCCCTACCGGACGCTGTGTCGCTACGCCAAGTCCGGCATCGAGAAGAAGCCGCTGGCCGAGAAGGCGATCCGTGCGTTGAAAGTTGACAATAGGAAATCGCCGGGCTAGCCTCCTGCCGAAACAGCAAGGAGGCACCATGGAATACTCTATCGAATCGATCGCAAAAGTCTGCCACGAAGCGAATAAGGCCTACTGCCAGGGCATCGGCGACGACAGCCAACTTCCGTGGGATCAAGCGGCGGAATGGCAGCGTGCAAGCGCCATAAAGGGAGCTGAATACGTACTCGCAAATCCCGAGGCACCTGCATCAGCGCAGCACGAAGCGTGGCTCAAGGACAAGCTGGCCGATGGCTGGGTTTATGGCGAGGTGAAAGACCCGGAGAAGAAAACGCATCCTTGCTGTGTCCCTTACGAGGAACTTCCGGTCGAGCAGCAGAAAAAGGACGCGTTGTTCAAGGCAATCGTCGCGGCTCTCGCTTAAGGGAGACCGGCCGATGTCCCGCCAGAAGAAAACCCCCGCCGCAATCGCGTCACTCGAAGCCGCACCGTTGGAGCCGAAGCCCAAACGTCGTCGGTCAGCCGCCAAGGAAACCATCGAGAGCCGCGAGCCGACCCCCGTCGCCGCCGTCATCGAGCAATCACCGATCGCGGCGATCATCGCCGACCACGAGGCCAAGGCCAAACCCGAGGGCTTGCCGGCCAGCTTCGCCGAGGCGGTAAAAGCCAGCAAATCCGCCTTCGGCCCCATCCCCGATGGCTTCGTAAACGTCGACAGCTTCCCGGCCGCCGGGATCAAGGTCAATCGGTCGCTCGACAGGAAGGTCTCCGCCCTTCAGTTCGCCGAAGACCGCCTGCCGACCCGTGCTGAGAAGGACATCCTCGAAGCCGTCGGCGAGTCGGGTAAGAATTTCGTCTACAAGACGGCACGCCGTCAGTGGGAACGCTACGACCCCGAGAGCCCCGGCGCCAACTTGGTGGACGCGAAACGCGTTGCCGCTGATCTGGCACGGGAACGGGAAGGGCTCGGCCGGTGAGCGGCAAGCACTCTTTCGTGCCGAGCGGGGAGCCGATCGTCCACGGCGTAGGAGATCCGGCCGGGGCCGCCGCGAAGCCGAGGACGCCCGAGCCAATTGACCGCTACTGCTCGGAGAAGATCACCGAGCTGGCAATGTTGCAGAATGAACTGACCCGCGTCACCAGGGAGCGGGATGGTTTGGAGAGGGTAATGGCATTCATGGCCCTACATGACGGAAGCGATCTGGCCCCCGCTCATCGGGCGATCGTGAAGATGGCCCGCGATACGCTCGCGAGGCTGGCGAGCGGCGAGCTGAGAAAGCCCGGAGCATGACCTGGGGCAACCGCGTCAAAGCCATCGAGGTAGGCGACCATGTCCGCTACTCCCGAGCCTGGCTCCAATCCACCGGCACCCACACGGGCGACCTCCCCCGTGCCAAGGGGACCGTCACCGCGATCAAGGACCTCGGCAGCCTGAAAATCGCCACGATCAATTGGGAGAACCCGGAGATCCCCGAGCGTGTGAACGTTGCGAACCTGAGCAAGGTGAAGCAGCGCGAGATCGAATAGCCCCGCCGGATGCCCCAGGACCACCGCACCGCAGGGAGCAAAGGAGGCTCCGAAACCTTCCGACGCTACGGGCCGAAGCACATGGCCGAGATCGGACGCAAAGGCTTCCAGTCGCTGGTGAACCGCTATTTCGGCGGTGATGCCCAATCAGCGAAGGACTGGCTGCACCTGCAGGCCGCCGAGCGGAAGATCGACAGCCTCGTGTCCGAGAAGCTCGCAACCGGCGAGGAAACCTGCATCGAGATGCCCGTTCTACTCAGCCCGGACGATGATCCGACGTTCGAGGAACCATCGAACTGGCGAGACCGCGTGAAGGCGTCGCGGCGGAAGGTTGAGGCGGAGGTGGATCTGCCGTTTTAGGCGGTTGCCCTGAGCTTACGGGCGGCTTCGACGCAGGCGGCCATAAGGGCGTGGCAGGGGTCGACTAGAGGCTCAGAACGCACCCCTGACTCGCGATCCGAAAGCACCACCGCCACGAACAGTTCACCATCGAAACAATGTAAGCTGACGGAGCCTGATTTGCCGGGCATCCAAGAGCGTGCCGCCGCCATCACGGCGTTGAGGTCGTTGAACTTGAAGGCCACGCCGTCAGTAATGTCGTATGCCGGAACGTCTGCCCATCCGAGGCATTCGCGGCAGAAGTCGAGGGCGACTTGGGCGAGGTCGCTCATAGAATCCGACCCACAGCATTTCGAGGATTGCTTTCCGCAGGGAAATCACGGTTCGCATCGCCTGCCTTTTGAACTTGGAAATCTATCGGCAATCCAGTTCTGGCTTGCAGCCATTCGGACATCGCGGTGCATGTGAAATGCCAGAAAGTATCCGGGTTGTTCGGCTTGTAATCGGGGAACAGCGTGTCGAATTTCTCGTCCGGAATTATCACGCGAACATCAACATCTCGATAATCCTTGGTGCGAAGCGCTGACCCGACCAAGAACACCCCATACCCGAAAGGAAAGGCACTCAGCACAGTCCGGCAAGCGGCGTTGAGGTTGTAGAAATTCGTTTGCCCAAGATAGTGGGGGCGGCGTTGCTCACTGATGGTTTTGTCCGGCACGGTCATGCTGCCTCGCTCTCGGGCCAGTGGAAGGCGATGCCGTTGCGCTGGATGATGCCAGCAATCGGATTTGAATCGGCGTTGCCGTAGTGAGGTAGGCCCGAAAAACCGATAACCCCAAGCAAGGCGGAATTTTGCTTCTGGACATATGTGGCGACGCAGCCGCTGCCCAGCACGCAAACATCTCCAACCTGCGGCTCCAGCAGGTGCAAGCTGTCGGGGTGGACGAAGAGACGGACGGGTTGAACCGGTTTACCGCTGAGCTTGCCGAAAATGTGCATCGCCAGCCATTCGACATTCGCCTGCAATAGCTCCTTGGTGGCGTAGTGCTCAACCAAGAATTTCATGTCGTGGTCGATCATCATCGACAGGGCGTGATGAGCGTTTCGGTAGAAATAGCGGGGTGATTTGGGGCTTGCGCCGGGGTTGGTGGTCATGCCGCCTCGCGGGTCGGGCTCAGTTGCTGGATCGCTTCGTCGACCAGCTTGAATAACGAATCACCGCAGATAATGCGCTCAAGCGCTTCCTTGCTCGGCGCATAGGCCATCTGCATGCCGTTTTCGACCTTATATCGCTGCCAGCCGAGCACCTTCTCGGCGATGATGGTGCCGCGTTTGAGGTTCTCCTCCATGAGCTCTTCACATCGCATCCGGGCGCCCTCAAGATCTTCCTTGGCCCTGGCCAGCTTGTCTTTCAGGATGCCAACTTGGCCTTCTGGATGGGTCATCTGTTTGACGTATGCCGGCCACCAGCCATTTGCCTTGATCCAAAGGGCGGTGGTGATAACGGCCTGGTGTTGAGCACCTGACGGACCGTATTCGCCTGCCCCATCAAGAGCAGCTCTGGACAATGCCTTCGCGTCCTCATTGTCCTCGTTGATTACGCCATAGATGTTCTTGTAGCCGCTGAATTGGGGATCGGCTTGGGGATTGGCATCAAGCCATTCGAGGGCGGCGGCGAGCATCCGGCGGCAACACGCCTCGTAATTTCCTCCGAAGCCGCTGATTTCCTGCATGTCGTCATTGAACCGGTATTTACTCACTTCACCTCACTTCCAGCCGCTCGACGTAGCAGACGCGACAAGGTTTTGCCGACGCTCGGGCATCTGCTACGTGGAATGGCTGTGAATGGGGGATCGTGAACGTCGGCATTAGGCGACCGTAGCAGTTCTTCAGATTCGCGCAAGCGGTTTCTTAGGCGTCCGGGCGGGCCATTCCGGGGTCCGCTTCGCTTCCGTCGCAAGCGACCTGGCGCCCTCGCTGTCCCTGACGTGAATCCGGACCCACCGGGCTGTCAACGCGGCGGCTTGTCAAGGCCGCTGGCGCGCCGACTTCCGTGGTCGTTCCTCCCGTGTGCAGTCTGCACTTGAGCCTCAGGCCCGATTACGGGTGACCGCGCCGCCAAAATTCTATGGGGACTTGCCTTCGTCCAGCGAATGACCGCCATGCAGGCGACATCGCTGCCCTCTTTAACTTCAGACGAGGAACGACCCCATGCAGATCATGACCCGCGACGACCTTCGAGACGTGGCGCCCTCCATCTTCACCCGAAGCCCCTACCACACGATGACCGATCGCTACCGCGTGGCCGCAACCGCCGACGTGGTGGACCTCCTCGAAGGCATCGGCCTCTTCCCCGTCCGGGCCCGGCAGTCGCGTTGCCGCCAGCTCGACAAGCGGAAATACGTCAAGCACCTGATTCGCTTCCGACGGTCCGAGGACATCGACGCCGGCATGGCGACCGAGATCCCCGAGGTGGTCCTGACCAACTCCTTCGACGGGACCTCCGCCTACCGCCTGAACGTGGGCCTATGGCGCGTTGCCTGCCTGAACGGGTTGGTCTGCCCGACCGGAGAACTCGGCGGCATCAGCGTCCGGCACTCAGGCGACGACTTGGGCAAGCGGATCATCGACGCCACCTATTCCGTGGTGTCCGATTCCGTGAAGGCCCTGGACACGGTCGAGGCCTGGAAGAGCCTCATCATGACCCGCCCCGAGCAACTCGAAATGGCCCACCGGGCGATGGACCTGAAGCCCAACCCGGCGGTGAAAGCCGCCTTCCTGCTGACGGCAAGGCGGGAGGCTGACTATACGGACGGAGACGGGAACCGCGACCTCTGGACCACAACGAACGTGCTCGAAGAGAGCCTTATCCGAGGCGGGGTACAGGGCATCAACGGCAGGGGTCGGAGGATTCGCACCCGGCCCGTCAAGCAGATCGAAGCGGACATTCGCATCCACAAGGGGCTGTGGACGTTGGCCGAGGCGTTCAGCCGGAACTGATCACCCGGGGCATGGAGGCCCATTTCCTTCTCTCACCCAGGACCCCGCCCATGCTCTGGCGCTTCGTCGGCCCCAACTGCGAAGGAAGGCTTGAAGACCACGAGATCGAGGCGTCAAACCTTCCCGCCGCGATAGAGGCCCTCAAGGCGGAACACTGGGAACCGGGCCTGTGCTGTTCCTACGCCGTCTGGCACGAGTACGGACTTGTCGCCCACGTCTACGAGGGCCTGATGCTCGACACCGGCAAGGTTGACCTGTACTGGCTGCCGGTTCCGCCCCCCATTCTGCCTGCGACCTGGCCGCGGTCCCCGAGCGATAACTGAAGCGACACCTTCGTATTAGGAGCGTCCCATGCCCTTCCGGTTCATTACTCCGAACTCCGACGGCGGCTTGACCGACCTCACCATCGAGTCCCTGACCCTTCAGGATGCGTTCCGGCGGTTCAAGGCGGGCAACCCGGGGCCCGGCTGGTTCGCCGTCTGGTGCGGCCTGCGGCTCGCCGGGTACGTCCGCATCGACGAGGACGAGGCCGAACTGGTCGACCTGAAGACTGAGCCGCCCAGCTACGCGAATCCGTTCGCCTGCGGCGACTGAACCCGGAAACGCGACCCGGCGAGTACGCCGGGTTTTGTTTCATCGCATGAGATATAGTTGTTGCGTGAAGATCGAGCCCGTGCCATAAACATAACCGCAACCATAAACACAACCAGCAAGGAGGCTGCAGCAATGACCAAAGAACAGCATACGTCGTGGAAGGCCCAAGGATAGATGACGATAACGCCCATTCCTGACGGGCAAGCCATCCGCTCCATGAAATACCAAATCTACACAGAAGGCGGAAAATTCAAGCACATCGCCACGGTTTTCGACAAAGGACACGCCGACGTTATCGCCGCCGCGCCGCAGATGAAGACGCTCATCGAGAAGGCGGTGGACGCCTTGGTCAACTACATCGTGCCGGACAGCGGCATCACTGAGCATGACGTGGTGAACACGATGCTTGGCATATTCGATGGGCCGGAGTATCGCGCCGCCATCGAGAAGGCAACCGGGCAGGCCGCATGACGGACAGTCCCTGCAAGAAATGCGGTCAAACCGACCGCCTGCCAGACGGCCGGTGTCGCCCATGCCGCAACGCCTACTTTCGCGATTACTTGCCGAAGTGGATTGCCAAGCGGAAGAAGAAAATGAAGAAAACCAAGGTGAGGAAGTGCTGACTATGGAAATCAAAATCGGGAAAATCTATCGCACTGTGGACGGAAGCAAAGTGGAAATCCATTCTCGGGGAACCCGCGCCGACGCGAAATATGACGGCACCATGACTGAGGCTGGCGGGCTTGTCGGCAACTACCAGTGGTACCCTTGCGGCGGCTTCAACATTCCGGGCTCTAAACAAGGCTGTTATGACATTGTCGGTGAATGGGAAGCCGACCAACCTGAAAACCCGCCGGAATTTCCTATTTCGTGCGATGGAGCCATTGTGGACGGCATCACCGCCCGCGACTACTTCGCGGCTGCTGCATTGCAGTCACTGATTCCCGCTATCAAAGATGAAGGCGTGGCAACCGACGACCCCCTCGAATTCGCTAGGCTTGCCGCAGCCACCTCGTATGTCATCGCCGACGCCATGCTCAAAGCGAGGGCCGCATGACCCGCCCGCCCCTCTGCGAAGCCATCATCCAGCATCTCATCGCCATGAGCGACCCCTTGCGCGATTCCGAGAATGCCGGGATGATTCACGTATCGGCGGTGATCGAACTGGTGCGAGAGGGCTTCGCCTCTCTTTCGGTGGAGGAGGTGCATAGCGCCATCGAGGGCGAAGGCTCCTGCTTGTGTCCGTCATGCAGCGGCAAGGCCCAAGCCGTGATGAAGCTACTGAGGAAGGAATAGGCCATGGATAAGCCCGTAACCCACATCGACGGAAAGCCCATCAAGGACTACATCGACCTGCCCTACGGGGCGTTCGAGAAGTTGGCTCGCGATAAGGTCGATCCGTTATGGGGGAGGCTTGAGGGGGGCACCGGCTTGAAAAAGTATCGCGTATCGTGTGATTGGAGTATCACCCAACGAGGGTCGGATTCCGTTGAGGTGGAGGCAGCAAGCGAGAAAGACGCCAAGGCTCTCGCAGAAGAAGAGTTTGATGCCGAGGGCTGGGACGAGTACGAAATCACCGACGCAAAGGAGCAATAGTCCATGCCCCGCGACACCCGCATCGACTGCTTCCTCGAGGCATTGGAAAACTGCATGGCCGCTCGGCAAGCCGGGGACGAGGCCGCGATCAAGAAGGCCGCCGGGGAACTCATGGAGCGCTATGACGCTATGGGACCCGACCAGGTCGTCGACACGGCGGAGCTGCTGAGCGTGCTCAAGGACGCCAAGAACGGGCTGTCCTTTGCGGCCAACGCCTTCAGACGGCTGGGAGACAAGGGAATGGCGGAGGCCATGGAGCAGCGTTTCCCGCGGCTCGAACGCCTCATTGCGAAGCTCAAGGACCAGGCGAGCGAGGAGAGCGGGACATGAGCAGGCTCAACCAGAAATACGCGATCCGGCACGCGCTGGCGCTGGAGGAATCGGTGAAGGAACTCACCATCCTGTTCGAAACTTTCCTTGATGCGGGGGGCGGCAAGGTCGAACTTCCGAGCGACAGGGCCGCGATCGCGAGGGCAAAAGAACGCCTCGCGGAATTCGAGCAGGCCAAAGACGCGGGGTTGGCGTGACCGTAGCGTACGCGATATGGCGAGATTGCGGGCGAGGCATGGTGGACTTCCTCGGGAGCGTCGAGGCCGACAGCATATCGGCGGCAGAGGCTCGGGCGGCGAAACTGTTTGATGTTCGCAAGGGCGAGCGTCTGATGGTCGAGGTCGATGATGACCATGCCCCTCTCACTCCCCCTCCGCACTCACCCCCGCCCGGCCTTTGACGTGGTGATGCTGAAGCCGGAGCCACGTCCGTCAAGCTGCCAACCGGGTTTCCCAAGGGGGAGCCTCCCGGTTTCGCTTGCCCGCCATAGCACCACCGGCTTCTCGGGATCACCACAAAGGCCCGATTGGCGGGTCTGAAAAACATAAGAAAGGAATTATTTATGAGTAAAGTCGTCCACTGCAAGCAAGAGCCTCACGACATCTACATAGGCCGTCCGAGCCGATTCGGCAACCCCTTCGTCATCGGCCGGGACGGCACGCGAGAGGAGGTCATCGCGAAATACGAAGCGTGGCTCAGGACACAACCGGAGCTCATGGCGGCGCTGCCGGCATTACGAGGCAAGGTGCTGGGCTGCTGGTGCTCCCCTCAAGCGTGCCACGGTGACGTGCTCGCGAGGCTTGCTAATCCCAGCGGTGAGAGCGGCGGGGAGGTTTCGGCATGAACCACTCCGTTTCGACCGACAGACCCATCCTGTTCAACGGTCCCAGGGTTCGCGCGCTGCTCGACGGCTCCAAGACGCAGGAGCGGCGAATCCTGGAGAAGGACGAACGGTATCCGTGCCTGACCGGTGACTGCACGCACGAAACCGACGACGAGTGCGCCCACGCCCTGCGGGAGCTGTGCCCCCACGGCAGGCCGGGAGACCTGCTCTGGGTGCGTGAGCCGTGGTGGGTCAACGACGGCTGGACGCGAAGCCCCGGAGATGCGGTGTTGTTCCGAAACTACGATGGAAAGACCCATACCCAGATCACCGGCGATCAACGCTGCGACACGATGCACGGCGATCCGGACGACGACGCGCTGAAGGCGACCGGATGGACCCTGTGTCCCTCGCCTTACATCCCCCGCTGGGCAAGCCGCCTGACACTAGAAATCACCGACGTGCGCGTGGAGCGGTTGCACGACATCCGCGGCCGGGACATTCGGGCCGAAGGCATCAGCGACATCGACGCAACGGATGCCTACGGCTACCGCAAGTGTTCGCGTCAGCAGTTAGAGGGGCGCTTTCACACCTACTGGGACAATAAATATGGCACCGCTTCTTGGGAATCCAATCCCCTCGTCTGGGTGCTGGATTTCAAAGTCCACCGCTGCAACGTGGACGAGCTGCTGAAGGCGGGGGCAGCGAGGTGAATGAATTTCTTGTGTTTACAATAGCCGATTATAGTGGAAGAATAGCTCCGCTATCCATTCGAGTTTACAAGCAAAGGAGTTGCCTATGCTCAATGCCGCCGACAAGAAGTTCCTGAAGGAAATGATCCCCCATCACAAGATGGCCGTGAAGATGGCCCAGACCGTGATCAAGGAGGGGCTAGACATAAGGGTCGACACCCTCGCGCGGGCTATCCGCGATGGGCAGGCCAAAGAGATCGACAAGATGGAAGCCTGGCTCAAGGAGGTCGGCGAGAAGCCCAACGATTCCATGGGCGGCATGTGATCGGGCTTAACTTTCTCCTCTCTTGAGCGACGACCGCAGAGCCTCGATGCAACCACCATCCGCCAGCGCCCTCTCTACGGCCCCGGTCAGCCAGCTCATCGCTTCGAGCCACTGCCTGTTTGTGACGTCTCGCGACAGACCGATCAGATCGACCCGATAGACCGTGCGGCGGCCCTGCTCACGACTGCTCCCTTGCCCGTCTGCACCCATCTGGTGTCCATCGCCATCAAGTGCGAGGATGAACTTTCGGACACTCGGGATCAGATGACGTAGCGCTTCGATCGCCGCCAATTGCTGGTCCTCCTCAGTGATGATCGTGAGCCGGATGTGGCCGCCGATCGTCCGCGTCATCCGCATACGGCGCATTGAAGTCCTCCATTGTTAAACCTCCAGGGTCGGGGTGACTGCCTGGGATCGCCGCTCGGCACTCCCCTCAGCTACCGGGCAATCGTAAAAGCCCGACTCAAGGGCTCAGGACGCAATTGGAAGGCCGTCGCTGAACTGGAGATGTTCGACGGCCAGCCTGCCACGATCGAGGTGTTCGGGCTGAGCTTCGGCGGCTTTGGGCACCGCTGGATCAGCCATCCAGGTGGCGATGCGTTTTACGAGGACGGCCGCTGGCAGCGGGTGAGAGAGGCTGCCTAATGCCGCTCAAGACCAGAGGGCCGCGAGCCGATATTACCTTCGTGCTCTGACAGTGCTCCGCGCCAAAAAACTCATGCTCCTCGGCGGTTCGCCCGCCCAGGATTGCACCCGCCGCGAGCGGCAGTCGGGGCACCCATAACCGAGGCCGGGTAGGCATGTCCTACCCGGCTTTCGGTGTTTCTGGGGCTCGCTCTCGGCTCAGCACTCTCGCTTGCCCGTCACCGGATCCACCTCGCAGGCTTCCCCGGCCACGACCGCCTCACCTGCCTGCTCGATCGCCTGCAGGAACGCCTCCGGCGGCTGGGCCCCGGATACCGCGACCTTCCCGTTGATGACAAAGAACGGCACGCCCGATACGCCGAGGCGGCGGCCATGCTCCTCGCCCGCACGCACCACGTCCAGCCCACCGTCGCCCTCGAGCAACTCGTCCACCTCGTCCCGGTCGAGCCCCGCCCCCACCACCACCTCGGCCAGCGCCGCCCGGTCGGACAGGTCGCGGCCATCGGTGAAGTAAGCCAGGAACAGGGCCTCAACCACCGCGTCCTGCACGCCCCGCTCGCCTGCAAGCCAGATCACCCGGTGCGCGTCGAGCGTGTTCGGGGTGCGAGATTGCCGGTCGAAGTTAAACGCGATCCCCTCGCCCCTTCCGGCGGCGGCCACCTGGGCGTCGAGTTCCTGCGATCGCTCCCAGCTCCCGAACTTCCTGATCCGGTATTCCCGCCGCTCGATGCCCTCGCGTGGCATGTCGGGGTTGAGCTGGAACGGGTGCCAGCGGACGGAAGCCGGGCGGCCCTCAAGGGCCTTCTCCAGCCGCCGCTTGCCGATGAAGCACCACGGGCAGATCACGTCCGAAATCACGTCGATGGTCAGCATGAAGCCAGTCCCCGCCGCGGTCAGCGCCGTTTGTCTTCCACCGGCACCACGTCGATCTTAAGGATAATCGTTTCGCCGTCCTGCCCAAAGTCCCGATCGGCGGCCCGGAGCCATTCCATTCGCCCCTGGAGCACCAAATTGTAGAGCTTTTCGAGGTTCCGGCCCGTGACGACGACCTTGAACCGCTCGTCATGCGAGGCGAAGTCCACCTCGAATCGCGTCGGCTCGAAGACGCTTCGCACGCTCAAGAAGGAATATTGGAACGACTCCCACGCCTTCCCTGCGTGCTGAATAGTCAGTGCCGTGACCCACTTATTCTTGGCGATGGCGGCGCACGGGCCGAGGTCTATCTCCGGCGCCTCGTCCGCCGTCGATGCTTCCCCGTCCGGCTGCTCTACCGTTGCTTTCGCTTCCTTTGCCCAACTACCTCGCATAACCCATCTCCCTTTGCTGCTGGCGTTCCGGAATACCACCCGTCACCCGTCCGCGCAAGGCCTCCCACGCGGCCCGTGCCCGGCGCGCCAGCCACCACTCCCGCCGCTCCTTCGTACCCATCAGTTCCGTCGCTGACTTCCGCGCGTCGCCACGCTGAATGGCCTCACGCAGGACCGCCGGCGCCACGCCGGTGAAGATTGTCGCCTGATCGCGGCCGCGGGACACCGAGACGTAGAACTGCTCGGCGCTGATGGCCGGCAGCGACTCATGGCCCATCGCTATGAGCACCCGATCGACGGTCTTTCCCTGCGAGGCGTGGGACGTGGCGACGTAGCCGTGCGACAGATGGCCGAAGTCCGGGGCGACGAACCACCCGTTGGTCAAGCGGATCTTGCCGTCATCCTCGAACCCCGCCACCTCGTACTGCGCCCCATTGTCGAGCCGGTGCTTCTTGTCCGCCGTCCAGCCGTTTCCCGTTATGCGGATGCGGTCGCCCTCGGCGAGGTTCACCGAGGCGGGCCGGTACACGGCGTAGGTCGAGGGCTTGCCCAGCCGGTCGCCCTTTTTGAAATCGGCGATGGCGATCCGCTGCCCGGCCTTGAACGACCCGCTTTTACGGTGGAACTGGATGACCTCGGTGCCCTCAAACCGCTCCAGATCCCCGCGTTCGGCCTCGGTCCAGTGAAGGGGAACCAGCGTGGACACCTGGTGCTCTTCTTTTCCGACCATGCCCCGAGCCTTCAGGCCGTCGCGGATGGCGGCCGTCACCTCGTTTGCTTCGACGTGCGTCGGGGCGATGGCAAGCACCCGGTCGGTGACATCCTGGTCGGAGCGTTTCGTGTCCACCGCATCGAGATAGGCGCCCACGAGCGGCTGGTTGTGGTCGAATACGGGCGTTTCCTTCACCCAGCCCAGGTCGTTGATCGCGTCGAAACCGGCCCCGAACCGTCCGTCGGCAAGGGCGGTCACGGCCTTCTTGTACTTGTCCCGCTGGCGGCGAATGTCCTTGAGCCGTGCAACCGGCAGCCCGGCGTGCGACTGGAGCACGTTCAGCATATTGCCGTCGCGCGCCACCGAGCGGTGTTGCTTCGGGTCCCCTTGCAGCACCAGCCGGGCGTTCTGGGCCTTCGCCACGTCCACGAGGAGGGACAGGTCGCGGATGGGCAGCAGGCCCGCTTCGTCCACCCAGATGACGCCGTTCTTGACGCCCGCCTGGCGATCGCGGTTGCCGAGGAAGGCGGTCACCGTGTCGGCATTGGAGAATCCCTCCCGCCGGAGCACGCCGCGGGAGGCGTCGGCGCTGGGGGCGATGATCTCAACCGGTCGGTCGATGCGATTGAATGCGGAACGGACGGCGAAGGTCTTGCCTGTCCCCGCGTCGCCGATCACCAGCATCACCCGGTCGGGCGAGGTGAGGACGTGGTTGACCATGACGGCTTGTTCGGGGGAGAGGGAGGGGCTGACATGGGTGTCGGTCGCAAAAGCCGGTTGCGCGACGGCTAAGGCTGTGGCAAGCTTCGTCTGCAATCCGCCGTTCATCCTAGAACCGTCGAGGCCGCTATGAAGCTCTAACCCCGCCACGCCATCTTCCTTTGTGTTCAAAGGCCGTTCTGGATCACCGGGGCGGCCTTTTGCGTTACCCAACGGCCGGCACGTCCCCTTGCCATCCCGAGCGAACGCGATCACCCGCTGCTCTTCGGCCAGCACCGCCTTCGTCGTCGCCTCCCCGTTTCGCACCAGCAGCCCCTGCCGCTTCGCTTCTGCCGCAACCGCTTCCGGTGTCACCGACCCGATGCCGTGCCGCAGGGCCGCCTCGTAAACCTTCTTCTCCTCGACCACTGACCGCCGCTCGAACAAGTGGCCGATGGCGAACTCGACCGCGTGCTTTGGGTTGGACTCGTACCCGGCCCAGCCTTCCAGCCCGGCAAGCTGCTGTTTCTCTTCTCCAGTGAGTCGGCTGACGTAGTAGCCATTCAGGTCGTCCGCGAGCTCCTTGGCCTTGCCCAGCCGGGTCGTCGCACCGAGCTTCGCCTTCGACTCCGGCTTCGTGATGCCGAGCTTGCCCGCGACCTTCTCGATGTACGCCGTCCGGCGGCTGAACTTCTTGCCCAGCTCATCGGACACCCCGGCGATCTCAAACGCCTTGCCCTTCCGCTCGACCCCGTAGCCAAGCTCCTTAAGGTTCGAGGCGAGGCGGTTGTGAAAAACGGCCTCGAAAAATGGAAGGTCGTGCTTGAGCTGCCCCAACTCCGCGGCTTTCCATTTCTGCTCGACGGGGTCCCACGTCGCGTTCATGATGAACACGTGCTTATGGAGGCTGGGGTCGGGCTTTCCGTCTTCCGCGTTGATACGAGTGTCGCGGTGCGTGACGGCGTAGGCGACCAGGTTCCCGGTGATGCGGTTCTCGCGGGAGCCGCCAACACGCACCCTCGCCTGCATCTCTTTCTCGATGAGGCTGAGCGTGTACGCGACCGCTTCGTCGTGTGCTGTCTCAATCTGCGGATCTCCCTCGTTACCAGGCCCCGCCATTTCCCGAGCGATGCTCACCGATTTGGTGGCGTTGAAAGTCATATCCATTCCCACCCGGCGACCATCGCGGGTATAGGTGGTGAGCCTTTCACCGGTTTGAGGATGAAGGTTATCGGCCAGCCGGTCGAAATCCTCGGGCCGGGCTGGGCCAGTAAGCCCGAGCTTCTCAGCTCCCTCCCCGAGCCACACCCCCGGCACGGAGGCATAATAGTCGGAAGCCCTGTAGTAAGCCTTTGCGGCTGAGGCGGATGTCATCCAGTGGGTACGTATCATTCGCCACCGACTTAGCAGGGTAAGTAGAACCGCGCAAGGGGATGATGCGGCTAGCCGCCCCGCTCCTGCTTCCAGAAAGCCCGGGGCAATGAGGACGCGGTCGCGGCGGCGGCCGGCGGCTCAGCACGCCTCATGTACGCGAGAATTCGCTCAAACTCGGAGACGGTGCCGTTCTTCTTCAACGAGTTGCACCGGATGCAGATCACCGCTACGTTTCCGACGATGTAGCCGAAGTCGTTGTGAATCCGGTCAAGGGACGGAGAGCGGGCAGTTTTACCTTCGTAGTCAAGCTCGCTGCCGCAGCACGAGCATTCAGCGGGCGGTGCTGCGAGCATCGCCTCGAAGCAAGCGGCGTCGGCCTCGATGCCCGCCGCTTTGGATCGCCACTTGGCATTTGTGGTGAGGACGCGGAGCCGGTAACGGCGGCTCGTAGTGTACCTCTTCGTATGCCACCCCTTCTCCTTGTGCGCGAACTCAGCGCATTCAACCCGCTTGCGACGGGTGCGAGTGTTAATCTTGTCCTTGTTCTGCTTGCGATATGCCTCAATTTTCTCGACCACTTGCTGTTTGTTTCGCCGATAGTACAGCCTTTGGCTGGCCTTCCGCTCCTCCGCTCGCGGTTCTGCCAATGCCTTGATCCGTTCACTGTTGAGGTGAAAGTATAGCCGGGCGTACTCCCTGCGCGCGGCTTTCTGCCTGTCGCTAAACTCTTGCGCGGACAAACGAAGCAAATTGCTGACCCGGTTGTTGATCCTCCACCCATCGGCATGGACCACTTCTGTCAGGTCGGGGGAGCCTTCCAAAAAAGCATCCGCCACAATCGCATGAACATGGCAATGGCGTCTTGCGGCGTCTTTTGACAGGCTGACAGTCGGGCTCTCCCTTCTCCCGCCGCGTTGCCTAATCACGATTCCGGCAACGATTCCGCGAATCCTGCCCATATTCGTGACCTCGTATAGGTCTTCATAGCCAACTACAGGCTTCCATTGCTCCAGCAAAAGTGCCATATTCGTCTCCTCATCTGAACAGTGAGGAGATTACCCCGCTTCGTGCCTCGGCGCAAGCGGGGTTTTTTTGGTCTCCACCGAACTCTACGCAAGGAGGCAAATAGGAGATGCCAATTGCACGGCGTCGATCGCTCAGCCAGCCGCCCTTCTCCTCTCGAGTGACCGGTGCCGCATGTGTCCCGACGATGGGATGCTGCACCAGCCGTCAGCCGAGTGAAGCAGAAAAGCCGCTTTCCGCAGGCGGAAGCCTTCGGCTTTTCAGCTTTCCGCTACGCCACACGGCCGCCTGTGGCCGGTGCCGCGCAATCCCACGGGACGCAATGAAGCGGCCCGGAAACTAAAAGGAAAATCCAATGTCTTCTCCCGCAATCAAGTTCCGCGACGGCAGCCTCTCCGTGACCATCTGGCGTAATACCTCCGATAAAGGCACTTACTACACCGCCAACCCGCAGCGGTCGTACCGCCAGGGCGACGACACCTGGAAGGAGACCGACTCGCTCAACGCCGATGACCTGCTGGCCATGTCGGAACTGCTCCGCGAGTCCTACGCCTGGATCAAGCTCCAGAAGCGGTCTGACGCCAAGGGCCGACGCGAAGCCGACAACGTGACCGCGAAATGACGACCACCGGGCGGCTCCAGGACGGGGCCGCCCCCTAACTGAAAGGACTCAGACAATGACCTCTCCCGCCATCGACATCCTCTACTCCACCCATACCCTTCCATTCAACAACGCCGAACCGGTCGCCCCGCGTAAGGCGCCGACCGGCTACGCCAAGCTGCCAGCCGCTCCGATTACGGGCAGCCCGGTGCCGCACCTGACCAGCCTCTACCACTTTGCCGAGGCGGGGAACTACGGCAGCCGGAAATGGCCCGGCAACTGCGGCGGCAACCTCATCAAGGACCTGCTGCTCTACTTCCGGCCGGGGCTAATCATCGATCCCATGAGCGGGTCAGGGACATGCGCCGATGTGTGCCAAGAGCTTGGAGTCCCGTGCATGGCCTACGATATCCACCAGGGTTTCGACGCCTGCGCCACGGAGGGGTTCGGCGACCAGATGTTCGACTTCATCTGGGCCCACCCGGCCTACTGGCGGCAGAAGCTCTACTCGGAAGATCTCCGCGACCTGTCGCGATCCCCGACGCTCGACCACTTCCTGCGTCGCTACGGCCAGTTCATCCGCAACGGGGCAAAGGCCCTCAAGCCGGGCGGAAAGTTCGCCATCCTGATGGGCGACTACTCGGACCGCGAGGCCGGGTACGTCCCGCTCGTGTATCACACGAAGCGGCTCGCCTTCGAGGCCGGGCTGCGGCAGCACTGCACGGACATCATCCGGTTCAGCCATGGGAACAGCAGCAGCAAGAAGGTGTATCGTAGCAGCTTCATCCCGGGTCTTCATGACGTATGCACTGTCTTTGAGAAACCGCTGGATAGGAACGGCAAACTGTAGTAACGAAATGGGGAGGCCCGACAGCCTCCCCACCTCTAAACCGCTAATGGAGTAGCGATTATGACCGACACGATTACCACGCCTTCACGCCGCGCGCAACAGCCTGTTCACCATGGCATCGCGTTCGGCCTCCTCCCATCTGAAATCATCGTCGACAACTTTGCTGGGGGCGGCGGTGCCTCCCTCGGCATCGAAATGGCCCTGGGCCGCTCGCCCGACATCGCGATCAACCACGACCGGGAGGCAATCGCCATGCATGCCGCGAACCACCCGGATACGCAGCACTACTGCGAGGACGTCTGGGAAGTGAATCCGGTCGAAGCCTGCGCCGGTCGTTCGGTCGGGCTGGCTTGGTTCAGCCCCGACTGCAAGCACTTCTCGAAGGCCAAGGGCGGCAAGCCGGTTAACAAGAAGATTCGCGGTCTCGCCTGGATCGTGGTCAAGTGGGCCAAGGCCGTCGGCCCTCGGGTCATTATCCTGGAAAACGTCGAGGAGTTCCAGGACTGGGGTCCGCTGGATGACGAGGGATACCCGTGCCCGGAGCGGAAGGGCAAGACCTTCCAGCGGTGGTTATCCCAGCTCCGTAATCTTGGCTACGTCGTCGAGTGGCGGGAACTGCGAGCCTGCGATTATTCAGCGCCGACCATCCGCAAGCGGCTGTTCATCGTCGCCAGGCGCGACGGCCAACGGATCGTGTGGCCAGAGCCGACGCACGCCAGCCCGAAGAAAATCGGCGGCGACTTGTTCAGCAGCCATTTGAAGCCGTGGCGGACAGCAGCGGAGTGCATCGACTGGTCCATCCCGTGCCCAAGCATCTTCGACCGCAAGAAGCCGCTGGCCGAGAACACGCTCCGGCGGGTAGCGGCGGGCCTCCGGCGGTATGTCATCGACTCGCCCGAGCCGTTCATTGTCAGAACCGCCCACGGTTCGTCTGGCCCGAACAGCCGACGGTGGGGCAACGGCGAGCACGCACTCAGCGAGCCACTTCCGACAGTCGCGGCTTCCGGCGACTTTGCACTCTGCACCCCCTACTTCGTGGGGGCAGGCGGCCCGTCGTACTCCGGCAAGCCTCGGCCCGCCGACCAACCGCACGCCACCCTGACGGCCGAGTCGCACACGGCGCTCGTCAGCCCGACCCTTATCGAGGTCGGGTACGGCGAACGCGACGGCCAGGCCCCGCGCGCGCCCGGCCTCGGCCGGCCGCTCGGAACGGTCGTCGCCGGTGGGCCGAAGCACGCCCTCGTGAGCGCGTTCCTCGCCAAGCACTACGGCGGGGTCGTTGGTCACGGCGTCGGGCAGCCAATCGGCACGGTCACGTCGTCAGATCACCACAGCCTCGTCACTTCGAACCTGGTGAAGCTTCGGGGCACCTGCCGCGACGGACAGCCGGTGACGGAGCCGATGGCAACCGTCAGCGCCCAGGGGCTGCACCTCGCCGAGGTTCGGGCGTTCCTGGTCAAGTACTTCGGCACCGATCAGGACCCGCGGCTGGGGGAGCCTTTGCACACCGTCACGAGCAAGGACCGGTTCGGGCTCGTCACCGTCAGGGGCGAGGACTACCTGATCGCCGACATCGGCCTGCGGATGCTCTCGCCACGCGAGCTGTACAGAGCCCAGGGCTTTTACGACGCCTACGTCATCGACCCGGTGATCGACGGGAAGCCGCTCACGAAGACAGCCCAAGTCCGGATGTGCGGTAACTCGGTCAGCCCACCGAACGCGGCAGCGATGGTGAGGGCCCAATTTGGACTCGAACCAGCGAGGATCGCGGCATGACCGCCGTCCACGCCTCGCTCGCCTCCGCTCTCAGCCCCGCACTCGGGCCGCATCCGGGGAATCTGAACGCGGCGCATGACCGCTCAAGCAGAATGACGGTTCCTCCCGCAAGCGGGCCCCCTCCGTAATTCAGCTTGCCCGGACGCCAAAGCTCCATGCTGGCCACGTTCGGTCGATTCCCATACGGCCCCGATGGACGGGGCCCAGAGCAGACAGGAAGAGAGATCATGAACAACCACGACAAAACAGCCGACCAGGCCACCGAGCACCCGACGAGCATTCTCGATGTGCTGGAAGACGATGCCTTGGACCAAGCCCACGACGTCCTGTCCGACCTCTTGGAGGACCCGGACGCGGGTAACGACGACATCCGCGATGCGGCGATTACCGTATGCGAGGCCCTGAACGCTCACCACGAGAAGCGGAAAGCGGCGATTGCCAGGCACCGGTCAAGGGCCTCCATCGATCGCAGAAACTACGACGCAGAGGATATCAACGGTCAAAAAATCGGGTTCGCCGCCGAGTACGAATGCGGCACCATCAGGATGCAGCTTGACCTCACCCCGAGCAACGGGCTTATTGACCTGGTGCCCCAAAACAAGGCGGGGAGGGCCGCATGACCCCCCGCCCCACATTGCAGCAACTCGAGGAACGCAATGCGAGCCCCGAGGAGATCGCGGCGGCAGAGCAGGAAGTTGAGCGGAATCTCGTGGCCCTCACCAACAAGCTGAACACCTATTGCGAGACGCATAACTTGCCTGACCTTTCCGCGGACGAAATCCTTTCCGAACTCCTCTATGAAGAGCCGCGGAGGAAGCAGCACTGCGACTGGATGCAAGCCTTTGTCAACGAGTGGGAGGCGGTGGAGGGCTTTTTTGCCAGAAAGACCGGAGGAGGCGTCTGCATCGCCGATTCGACCGGGAGGGTGGCATGACGAACACGAATTGTTTGGAAGGTGTCCGCTGCCCGAAGTGCAGACAGGACGAGCGGCTGTTCATCACTGGCACCGTCCGGCTGGATGTGACCGACGACGGAGCCGACGTTGCCGACGGTTCCGACTGGCATTGGGACGACCGGAGCCTGACCATCTGCCCCGAATGCGATCGGGACGGGCCTCTGACGGAGTTTCGGCCCGATGGTGACGCGCTCCGCATCACCCGCGAGCCGCCCGACGGCTTCTCCTACGGGTTCGTGCAGTACAGTCGAGCCTGGTACGCTGAGGCGTGTCCCTTGCCGGACAAAGTAACAGAGGAGGTCATGATCGGACTGTACGCCGACGAAGGAGGCTGTCGCTGGGAGTTTGGTATCCGATGGCTACGGCTGCCAGACCCGACGCCGCGAGTTGAGGTGTTCAGTGATGCATGGCAAGCGTTCGTCGAGGTGCCAGAGTTGTTCGCTGAGCTGGCGAGGCTGGACAAGTTGAGCCCGGCGGAGTGCTGCGAGCTTCTGGCCAAGCTCGGCTTCGCGGACAAGACGCGGACCGAGAGGCGCTCGTGACCGCCGACATCCTCGACGAGCTCTTCCACGGATGCGCGTGGCAAGCCTTCATCACCGAAGCTCGGGCCGCTGGCACCTGGCCCGACCCGGAAACGACCCGGCAAACGGCCTACAGTCTCTACGAGGAGGAGCTGGCCGCGCGGAGCGGCCGTCCCCATCAACCGCTTGCAGTACCCGCCGATCCCGCCTACCCTCCGCAGGAAACCGCGAAGGAACCCGCTCCATGACCCGCCTCGCCTGGCTCACCGACATCCACCTGAATTTCCTGCGCCATGCCGGGCTGGGTGCGTTCTTCGAGTCGCTACCCGAGGCCGACGCCTTCGCCATCACCGGCGATATCGGCGAGGCTCACGACGTGACGGACCACCTACGGGCCTTCGCGGACCGGGGGCCGATTTATTTCGTCCTCGGCAACCACGACTTCTACCGGGGCTCGATCGCTGGCGTACGGGCCGAGGTTCGTGAGCTCTGCCGCGACGTGCCCAACCTCATCTGGATGCCCGACGTCGGGATCGTGCCCCTCACCGATTCCACCTGCCTGGTCGGCCACGACGGATGGGGCGACGGTCGGCTGGGCGACTACCAGGGATCGGGCGTCCAGCTCAACGACTGGCGGTTGATCGAGGAGTTCCAAGTGCTCGGCAAGCAGGGGAGGCTGTCGAAGCTCAACGCCCTCGGGGACGAAGCAGCGGCCCACTTCCGGGCGGTCCTGCCGGAGGCCTTGAAGCGGTTCCGGCACATCATCGTGCTGACCCACGTCCCGCCCTTCCGCGAGTCATGCTGGCACGAGGGGGCGATCTCGGACGACAACTGGTTGCCCCATTTCACGTGCAAGGCGGTCGGCGATGCCCTCCGCGAGGCGATGGCCGCCGCCCCCGACCGGCAGATGACAGTCCTGTGCGGGCATACCCACGGTTCCGGCGAGGCCCAGATCCTGCCGAACCTCTGTGTCCTGACCGGCGGGGCCGTCTACGGCAAGCCGGGAGTCCAGCGGGTGATCGAGGTCGAGTGACCCAGTAAGCTGACCGGCTGACAGGCAGAAGGGCCGGGTGAAATCCTCGGCCCTTTTTGCTGTTTTGCGAAGAGGGCGAAGAACGCGGTCCCTTGGCCCGCTGGAAACTGAAGCTCAGACGTCTCTCCCGGGCGATGCCCAAGCCTCATTTCGGAGAGCATTGGACCGATTGCCCCGTTCCAGCCTCCAGAACACGCCTACACGGATAGGTGCGAACGACCCCGAACCACGCTCGAAACTGTACGATGATCGACGCGATAAATGGCAGCTATGGTCACCATCGAATGATCCCCGCGAGCGAACATGACCCGAATATTCAACGCCATCGCGGGTGAAATTTTGTCGCGCGGCTGGCCTGGCCGTGCGCCGTGTCGCCCTTTGATGACCATGTCCCGCACATTGACGCCGTCATCTCCCAAAAACAGGTGGTCAGGATTAACGCACTTCCGGTTGTCGCATTTGTGGCATGGGAACAGTCCGTCCGGAATCGGCCCGCAATGAAGCTCCCACGAAAAGCGGTGAGCGCGAATCTTCTTGCTGGCCCCACCGATGGGCAGAACGCCGTAACCCTTCGGGTGAATCCATCCCGTCCACTCCCAGCAGCCCGAGTCCGGGTTGATGGCATAGCTGGCTTTGAACCGCGCCACAGGATCGTTCACGATCCGCTTTGACTTGATGATCCCGAGCCGCTTCAGCTTCTGGTAGTGATTGTCGCAGTAGCCCTGCGCCCATGCCCACCCGTCGCAGCCCTCCTGCTGGCATGGCTTCTGCGGCCGGTGTGGGCGGGCCTTTCCCGGCTTTCGGCCCTCTGATTGGTAACGGTCTTGAACGATCCGATGAAGTGTGGCAGTTTCGTCGTCAGCCATGCGGGGTTCCTTCCCGTTGCGGTTAAAAGCCGTCGAGCATTCCCGTGCTTGGCGGCTTTGTCCTTTCTGGCACAGACACCGGCTTCGCGCAAGCTACGGATTCAAATTCCACAGCTCGCCCGCCTTCACCGGCGCCGTAGCCGTCCCGTGGATGCCAGGCACCGGCTGGCGAAACGACCAGACGAAGCCGCCGATGAGCAAGACGCCCACCAGCATGATGAGGCGTGAGGCGGTCACTTCCACCGCACCAGCCAGAGCGGGAACCAGATAGCGGCCCCGAAGAAGACGATGGCCATGAACAGAAGCCCGCTCAGGATCGGCTGGCCTTCGACGACTTGGCGGCCGACGGATGCGACGAGCAGTGCCGAGACGACAACGGCTTGATAGCCGGTGAGGATGGCGGTTCGCTTGGTCATCTGGCGAGCAAGACCTCGAAGATGATGAGGTAGTAAAGGGCCGTGAACACCGCGATGGCAATGACGATGTTTCCCATCACGCGAACGGATTGTAATCGCCCGGCTCGTCGCCGTAGTTGCCGGTTTCGGGCACGGGCGGGGTCAGGTACAGGTCGTAGAGGAAGTGGAAAATGCGGAGCATGTCAGTCCTTTCAGAGTTGAGGTTTGGAAACGAGCGCCCGGAGGGCATCTCGGATTATCAGCCACCATCGCTCGATCCAGTTGCGGGGCTGCTGGTCAAACTCGATGCCGACCACAAGGCACTTTGGACAGATCCAAAGATAGCTTCCGTCTCCGCGAAGGTTGGGAACGGTACATCTTGCCGGCCCGCAGCCATCAACATGCTTCAAGTTCATGATTCCCTCCTTGTGCGCGCCTTGTGGGCACGGCGTTGCTTGCGGTTGACGTGGTGTTCCGGACTTGCCTCGTGCTGCAAAAAATCAACCGTGCAGGTCTCGCCTGGTGCGAGAGTGAATGGAAGTGCAAAACCACCCTCGGCACTCACGTCAATAAGGTGCTCCTCGCCCGATTTGGTTGTGATGCGGGCCGTGCGCCTCATGCGTCGTCCTTTATGTGCATGGGCTCGACTTCCTTCTTCTCATATGCGAGGACCGGCTTGCCCACCGCCCGTAGCCTGTCGTGGTGAAGGCCGCACACCCGGCGGGCCAGGCTTTCCTCGTCACGAGGTTGCACGTCATACTGCCACGGGTTGCAGCGATGCACGCCCATGACCTTACCCCGGAACTCGTAGTTGCCGTGGCGGTCGAAGACCATTACTTCTTGGCCGTGGGTGAAGGGCACGGTCATGGTTCGTCCCGCTCGATCAGAGACTCAGCCGAAACGCCCTCGTAGATCATCATCAGCATCACCGTTAATCCAGCCGTCAATCCCACCAGCGGTGACACAATAACCAGCGCAATCCGCTTCCCTATGCTTAATCTCTTCGTCATTACCACCTCTTGTAGCTGTTGATGTTAGCTGGCGTGATGTTCCACAACTGTGCAATGGTCTCAGCCCGGCTCTGGCTGTCGTAGATCACAAAGCCGCCCTTGGTGAGCACCACCGGTGCGACGGGACGGCTCAGCGCGGGCCTCGCCTTATGGACGGCTGTGCCAATCCACCCGCCCGTTTTGGGCGCCGTTACACTCATCGCCATCACGGCGAGACCGGCGGCGAGCAGCCCATGGATTCCTGCGGTTATCGGTTTCATTTCCCCTCCAAGTAATCAATTATTCCTGTGAAAACTATCATTAGCAGGGCGATACTCTGTGCCGCCAGCCATGCTTCAGCGCTAACCCACGCTGGCCCGAAGTGTTTTGCCGCATCTACCGCGATCGGCGTGATTGGGGCAAGAGCCGTTAAAACGAACTTACGCTTCATTCGCCGTACTCCTTGGTTGCGGGGTTCGTGGCAACGGGACGAAGTTTCTTCCGGCGCTCGTCGCTCAGTCGCTTCTCCATCAACCGGAACTCGGCCACGGAGATGGTCGCACCCGAATCGGGGCGGGTGAAGAAACGCGGCAGGTGACGTTCCTGCACGATCTCTGCATGCAGCAAATCCTTTTCGCTGGCGTTCTCCAGCACCTCCCACGCGGCCTCCCATTCGGGACGCAGGGCGTCGGTCAGGGACTCTTCCATCACGGCGAACTCGTGAAGCAGGCGGTCATCGATGGAAGCACGGCGCGAAACACCGAGAAGAAGGTCACGCAGCTCGGTGAAATGACCGGCGATGGCGTCCAGTTCGTCGGCGGCGGTGCTGGGGCGGTAGTTGGTGCGGTGGCGGTCTTTGTCCATAATGGCCTCGCTTATTCTGTTGCATAACCGTTTAAGTTGGTTCAAGGTAGCTGAAGATAATGCTTCGCGCAACAGATAATTTAAGTTACTTCAACAAACCATGAAACTTGATACAGAGCAGTATGTTACCCAGAAGGAAATTGCGGCGATGAAGGGCATGGGCCTCTCGTTGCTCGCTTACCATCTCGCTAAAGCCGATGCACCGAAGCCTGTCGCCTGCCTCGGGAGGCGGGTCTACCGCTTGAATGACGTAAATAGCTGGACGCCAAAACGAAGCAATAAAGGGAGGAAACCGAAATGAAATTTGAAGTTCTAAAGGCCGCCAAGAACGAATGGTACTTCCGCATCGTCGCGGGTAACGGCAAGGTGCTGGCCCATAGCGAGACGTACACCCGCAAGCGGAACGCAGTAGATGCCGTAGCGATCATTAAAGCCGGTGCCATGTGGGCCCGAGTGGTGGAGCCGGTATGAACGCCCTCGGCCTGACCTGCGGCCTGATGCTGCTCGCGCACCATGTCGGCTACCCGCTCTCCGACGTTAGCTGGTGGCTCTGCCTTATCGGAGTGTTTTTGCATGCGCGTCCGCTATGACCGAGGCTGAAGAGCTCCTGTTCGACGTTCGGGCCGTTTATGGGGAGATGTTCCCCGGCCGCGACCCTCAAGCCCTGACCATCTCCGACGGCGCGCTCGCCCTCGGCGTTACCCTGCGGAGGGAGATGAGGTTAGCCGAAAAAAAGCCGTACCGGGTGGAGTCACTCTCCACCCGAATCCTCGACCGGCTCAAAAGTTACGACCCGAAGGACCCCGAATGACCAAGCCGATCGTCGTCATCAAGAAGTCCCGCCCGTTGCCGCCTGCCCCGCCGAAATTGCCGCCGGTTTTCGTCGACCCGGCACCCAAGGCCACGGTCAACCCGGTCGTGCAGGCGTTCGCCTGGCTTCACGGGCGGCTTGAGGACAGAGGGGAGCTGGGTTATTTCCTCGACGGCAGGCCCGCCAAGCTGAAGTTCATCATCGAGGAGACCAAGCGGGCCATCGAGGCAAACACAGCCTCTCAGGAGCAGCGGGGCGTTTGATGCTCATTTCCTCGGCCTTCGAGTTCACCCACAACCGGGATGCCGCACTCTGGCAGGAGTTCGAACTGGCCCAGCAGGAATACGACGCCGTCCGGCTCCTCCCCGTCTTCACGCCCAGCAGGTCCGAGAAATACCGAGCCGCCCGCGAACGGCTGAACCGAGCCAGGGAGCTGTTGGCTGATGCGTAAGTTGGGAACGACGCCGATCGAGGACGACCAGGCGCCGCTTGAACCCATCGGCACCTACATCGACGAAGAAGGCCGGACGGTCACCGTTTACCCGGCTCGGTATCTCGAAGGTGGTGGGAGACAGCCGTTTACGGCGAGATCAAGCAGCAGGGGTAGGCGGTCGCGTGAGTAGCGCCCATTCCAAACTCGTTCGGGAAGCCTGCGAATGGCTGGCGATGAATCGCATCTTTGCATGGCCGAACCAGACAGGGGCAGCCAAGATCGATGGCCGCTTTATCCAGTACGGCAAGCTGGGAAGCGGCGATATTCTCGCCGTTCTTCCCCCGCATGGGAGGCACGGTGAGTTCGAGGCCAAAACCGGCTCAGGACGGCAACGTAAAGGTCAGAAAGAGCACCAACGAATGGTCGAAGCACAGGGCGGCCTGTACCTCGTTTTCCGTTCGGTGGACGATCTGGCCACCCAGCTAGAACGGGCACTCGTCCCACTCCCAAAGCTCGCATCCTGACGCCTGAACCTCGGCCGGCGGCACGGCATTGGCAAGGGCGCACACGCCACCGTTATCGCGGTGCCTGCAATCAGAACACGATCGGCTCGTCTTCAGGGACCGTATGTGAGCTATCGCCTGCTCCAGGTCGCGGATCATTTCCGCTTGCTGCCTTGCTGAAATCATAAGAAATCACCCTCCAGAATTTACCCTCCTCGATCGCCCGGATGGCACCCGGTGTCTTCAGGATCATCTCAGCCAACCCGTAAGCCACGGCCACGCTCGCAGGTGGGGGCGTCTCGGCACGCTTCTTCCACCACGTTTCGGCCTTGGATCGCGGGAATGACCCCGCCGCGTGGTTGAAGCACACCCACTCGCTGAACTGCTGCACGCCGCAGGAATACGTCACCTTGAGCGTATCCTGCTTGCCCGCCTTGCCGGGGTTGATAGCGTAGGTCACCGACTGCACCGGCATCCACTCGGGTTCCGGGGGCGGGGCCATGATGTCGGCGGTCGCCGCCTGCGTGTCGTGGTCCACCGCCCGCTCGCGCCGGAAGAGGTGACCGCAGTCGGCGCACTCCATCGTGCCCAGCTCGGAGGCCATTCGGCACACCGGGCAAATCTGGCAGGTGCGTTCGTGCTGTTCCCCGGCCCCGCGCGATCCCGCGGCACTTGGCGGGCGGACGCAGGTGATCGGTCCGTGACGGTCGATATTTCCCACGAAGTCGAGAACCAGGCAATCCTTCTTGCTCGGGTGAGTCCGCATCCCGCGTCCGCAGATCTGGACGTACAGGCCCGGCGACATGGTGGGAGCGACCATCACGATGAGGTCGATGTGCGGGGCATCGAAGCCCGTCGTCAGCACCTTCGCGTTACAGAGCCGTTTGAGCTGGCCCGACTTATACCGCCGGATGATGTCTTCGCGCTCCGCCTTCGGAGTCTCGCCCGTGATGACCTCACACTCCTCGCCGCGGGCCCGAAGCGCCTCGCAGACGTGGTGGGCGTGCTTTACGCCCTGACAGAAGAACAGCCAGGTATTCCGGTTCCCCCCGAGGCGATAGACCTCGTCGAGCATCCGCTGGGTGAGTTCATCGTTATCCACCGCGGCTTCGGCCTGCCCGCTATTGAACTCCCCGCCGACAAGCCCGACCGACGATAGGTCTGCCTGAACCTCCGGCGGGCGGCTGATTAGCGGGCAGATGTATCCGGCGTCGAGGAGTTCCTGGAGAGTGATCTCACAGGCGATGTCCGTGAACATCGAGCCGTCCGTTTGATGGATCGCCCCGGTCTTGAGGCGGTACGCCGTGGCGGTCATCCCGATGACTTTTAGTGCCGGGTTCGTTGCCCGAAGCCCCGCGAGAAACTTCTGGTACATGCTTTCCGAGTCCGGCGATAGCAGGTGGCACTCGTCGATGAACACGATGTCGCGCCAGCCGAAAACGTGCGGCTTCCTCCACGCCGACTGGATGCCCGCCACCACGATGGGGCGGTGAGCTTCCCGGCGACCCAGTCCTGCGGAGTAGAGTCCAGCCGGGGCGTCCGGCCAGATCGTCACGATCTTCTCGTAATTCTGCTCAAGCAGTTCCTTGACGTGGGCCAGCACCATGAACCGCTGATCCGGCCACCGAGCCAGAACTTCCTGACAGAAGATGGCCGGCAGGAGGCTCTTCCCGGCTCCTGTGGGGAGGATGAGAAGCGGGTTGCCCGTCCGGTGCTCGAAGTATTCGTACAGGCTGTCAATGGCCCGGCGCTGCTGTTCGCGGGGGACGATCACGCTGAAGCCCCATCGTTTTGGATCACCAACAGTGCCGCCTGCATTGAACGCCGCTGCTTCTCGACTCTCGACATGCCGCGTTCAGAGCCTCGAAGATGCAACATGGTGCGATTGTAAGCATCAACCATCAATTGAATCGTATCCCTTGACTGTTCGTTATCACGCATGGCAAACATCGCGGAACTCGCACCATCTGCACTCGAAGAACTCCGGCCGCTCCGAAAGGCGCGACGGCGGCTCTTTCGCATCGATGATTCGCTTGGCCTTCCCTCGCATGGCCTGAAAGAATGGCGGGTCAAACTCCGTCCGACACGACACAGCCCCCCTCGCCCCGGCAGCGCAAGCCGTCAGGTAGTGGCGGGTTAGGTCGAAGTAGCCCATGTAGAGCTGGCCCTGGACGTACCATTTAAAGTCGAAATTGATGAGCGTGGCCTTCTCGCCATGAGCGTCCCTAACCTTCCTGAACTCAGCCAGTCGCTTTTCGTTGACCGCCTTGTTCTCCCAGACGTGCGGAGTCGCCGGCGCCTGAAGCAGCCCCTTGATCACCCCGTCAAGGTGGCCTCCGAACTTCTGGTCGTAGTCAGTAAAGCCGAACTGCTTTCCGCTCTCATCCACCGTCCACAACTCGACGCCGGGCACGCGACGCAATCGCTCCGCCATAACCGCCTCGGAGCGATGCCCGTCGTCGGCAGCGTAGATGAGGGCAGCCCGCCGGGGCAACGCCGGGTAGCCGTTAAACTGATACCAGAGCTTCCGCTCGCATTTGTCGCCGAGCGACGATGCCCCAAGGTAAGTCCGCCTCGGCTCCTGGGCGGCCTCGGCTTCCGTAATCCGGTCGAGTTCGGCTAGCGTCGGGTCTATGAAAATCTCGGGTAAAAGGGCCATGAGGCAGTCGGGGGCGGTTGCCCGCCCCCTTTCCCTTACTTACGGTTCCACGCCGGGGAGGCCGGAGCCGCTCCCGTCGCAGGTGCCGCAGCCGCGGTGCCGCCGAGAGCCTCGTAGCCCTTGACGTTGTTGCGGGCTGGCTGACCGTCCTTGGCGGGCTCCACATCCACCTTGACGCGCATCGGCTTGCCGTGCAGGGTTACGGAATCGGTCACTTTGCGCGGGTGCTTCACCGCGTCGCAGATTGCGGCCAGCTCCTCTTCGGCGATACGCTGGGCGACCTCGTTGGCGTTGCGGATGTTCAGGCGCACCCAGAGCAGACGGCCCTTGTACTCGCCCTCGACGATCTTCAGCGTAAGCTGGAGCAGGCAGTCGTTACGATTGGCCGCATTTTCCGGTGTGGGGTACTCCTGCGCTTCCTTGGCCTTCTTGGTCGGCTTCACCTCGCTGGAGTCGATAATGGCGACGGCCCAATGCGGGGGCATCACCTCCATCGGCTTTGAGGCTTCGGTTTCGGTCAGGTCAACGTTGATATTAGCCATTTGTTTAGTTCCTTCCTTGGGTTGATTGATGGTGTGCCGGGGTGCAGTCACGCCCCGGCTCGCGATTCGGTCAGGCGGGCTTAGCCTGCTCGTTCGGGATGTCGAGGGAGTAGGTTCCATCTCCTTTCAACCAGACGCGGCAGATACCAGGAACGCCGATGTAGAGCTCTTTGAACCCGTCCGTTGCCACAACAGAGGAGAAGCCGCCATACCCAATCGAAGTTGCCAAAAACTTCGCCGAGTTAGGCTCCTTGCCGAGCAGGATGGACATCGCCAGTTTGAGCCTTTGCCAGAGCGTGAGGCGGGGCAGGTCGAGTCGCTGGAAATGAGATATTGCCTCGTTTAAGGTCATACCGCCCCCTCTACGCCGCCATCTGGTTGAACGCCTGGATGAACGACGCCCAATCCAGAGGGAGTTCCTCCGGCATCCCGTAGCGGTTGCCCGCCGCGAAGGCTGGCGATTCAACGGTATGGAGCACTCGCTCGCCGCCTACCCCGCGCTTGATCGTCTTCTTGAATCCGACGTCCGCCTTGTCGATGTAGACTTTCTGGCGGGCAAAAAGCAGGCAATCCACCCATTCGGTGAGGATGTCCGCCGACTGCTTGTGCATCTTGAGCTGGTGCCGGTCGTATGACTCGGTGAGGGGTGAGTCGTACCGTTTCACGGTATCGTGAGCAATGAAGACCACGACCATGCCACGCTGCTCACGCAACACCGTCAGCTTATCGAATACCTGTTTCCACAGATCGGGCAGCTTCTTGTGGCCCGCCTGGTACGGGATGTCCTCGAGGTGGCGCTTACCGGCCTCGGCCGCGATCTGGTTCCCGATCAAGGTCTCCAGCCAGTCGGCAGAGTCCAGGGTAACCGCCCCAAAGCTATGCTCCTGAGTGGCCAGAGCGTCGAGCACGTCCAGAACGTCGGCAAGCGTGGCGATCTTATCCTTCTCTACTCGCGCAACGGGCAAGGCCCCGGAGCCACCCTCCAAGTCGAGGATGAGATTGTCGGGGATGCTGGCCGCGAAGCTCGTTTTTCCGACCTTGGGGGAGCCATAGACCACGAGGCGGGGGGGGAGGATGGCACGGGCAGGTTTGATTTCGGAGAGATTTAACATTGGATGCTTCCTTATTTAATGGTGAACGAGGGCTTCTTCGGCTTCAGCGTCAGGGCCGGCTGGATCATGGCTGCGTACAGTGCCGGCGCGTTATCGCGTAAATAGCTGATGGACTTACCGTCGGGCTTCCAGGTGCCAGCGAAGGGGAACTTCACATCCGCTGGCCATTGCTCATATGCCTTGCTGAGCGCCGACTGATCCCATTCTTCCGAAAACCCGGTGGTGATCTTCATGCCTTCGTCGGTGGTGTATGTTCCTTTGTCGGACAGGTTCGCCTGGTGCTGCTCGTAAAGCTTGCTCTCCACCTCGATGCGTTTGGCGTTCCAGATAATTTCTTGTTCCTTGCAGTGCTTCCATTCGTCGATAAGTGCCTGGGTCATTGGGTGCCTCGTTCCATAAGTTGTTTGTTGATTTAAGTTTAGGAATGTAGTAAGCCGGACAGTAGATGCAATGAAATGCTAAGTCAATATGTTTTTTGCGAGGGAATGCGATGCAGGTAATGAACGCCAAGGAGACCGCGAAACTTTTAGGGATCACCTATTCCCAGCTCTGGCGAATCATGAGCGGCGACGGGTCGAAGCCACCCTTCGTCATGGTCGGTGTGCGCAAGCGTTTCATCCGCTCCGAGGTTGAGAGGTGGCTTATAGAGAGCCAGACTCCCGGCACGCAGACTGGCACACGCACATGACCGCCCCCTTTGCAGCGGCGGCCCCCGCTCTGTGGGCAAACGGCTATTCGGCCATCCCCCTCTATCACCGCAGCAAGAAGCCGCATTTCCAGGCGGGGAGCAACTGGGCCCAGGTTTACTGCAATCGATTGGCGACCGAGGCGGAGCGGGACACATGGCTCGCCTACCCCGATGCGAATGTCGGGATATGCCTCGGTCCGGCTTCTGGGATCATGGCCCTGGACTTTGACAACGACGTGAACGGGATGCAGGCCCGCATCATCGACATGATTCCCGACTCCCCCGTAAAAAAACGCGGAGCAAAGGGTTTTACCGCCATGTACCGCTTCAGCGGCGAGGCCAGCAAGGGCTTGTCCGTGGACGGCGTGCGCGTTCTCGACGTCTTGGCGAGCGGCAAGCAGACGGTGTTGCCGCCGAGCCTCCATCCAGATAACGGGAGGCCCTACGAGTGGATAACCCCGGCCACGCTTGAGGACACTCCGCCCGAGGCCCTCCCGACCATCCCGGCAGATGTGTACCGCGAAGTGCTGGCCCTGTTTGCTCCCAAGTACATCACCCCGGCATGGCAGCAGCGTCCAATCCCGACTCCAGCCCGAGGCGAGGGAGACGACGAGCTCTGGTCGGCTCTGGCGTTCATTCCGCCGGATGACTATGACATGTGGATTCAAGTCGGCATGGCCCTGAAGCAGGAGATGGGCCAACGCGGGTTCACCTTGTGGGACCGCTGGTCGGCACGTTCCGGGAAGTACGACAGCCGGGTCATGCCCGGGAAGTGGGCGAGCTTTAATCGGGCCGACATCACCGTCGGGACGGTTTACCACCTGGCCAAGGTACACGGCTATGTCTCGCCCCCTCCAGAAGAGCCGCGGCCCCGAGCCGTGTTCGTCCTTCCGGGAGACGAGCTCCCCGCTGTTCGCCCACCACAACCGGCCGCCACGGCGATCTCACCTGAAATTCTGAACGCTCCCGGCCTGGTGGGTCGCACGATGCGATGGATTCTCGAAACCAGTATCTACCCGATTCCGCTGCTCGCTCTGGCCGCCTCAATCGGGGCGGTCGGCGTCGCGATGGGACATAAGGTCCAGTCGCCTACGCGGCTTCGTACGAACTTCTACACCCTCGGCATCGCGGCAAGCGGGGCAGGAAAGGACCACGCCCGAAAGGCCGTTGCAAGCCTGTTCGCCACGGCCAACATGCGCCCCTACATCGCCGGCTCGCCCGCATCCGGCGCTGGCCTGCTGACCGGGCTTCGGGAGAACTCTGGTAAGGCCATCATATTCTGGGACGAGATCGGGCGCGTTCTATCGAACCTCAATAGTCGGCAGGCCGGAACGCACCAGCGAGACATTTCCAATTATATTATGGAGATATTTTCTACTGCCGACAGCGAGTACGCCGGAGTACAGTACGCCAACCACGACGGGAAGATGAAGCGAACGCCGATTGACCAGCCTTGCCTGTGCATCTACGGGACTACTGTGCCCGAGAGGTTTTATCAGGGGCTGTCCGGCGAAGATGCCCTTGATGGTTTCCTGGCCCGTTTTCTTATATTTGAGTCGCTTGAGTACCAGCTCCATCCCCGGAAGAACGTCGAGGACATTTCCCTTCCGCCAGACGCGCTTGTGGCCGAGTATGCGGCATGGCGGGATGCGCCCAGTAACCATTCTCCTATGGGAAACATGGATGGCGTTCTGCGTATTGCCCCCCGAGTGGTTCCCTATACCCCCGAGGCCGAAGACCTCATCTCCGCCTACATGGAAGCCATGCGACTCAAGGCCTACGAGGAGTCTGTAGCCCGTACAGGGCTGTCGCCGATGTATGCCCGCGCCGCCGAGCACGCGATCAAGCTGGCCCTTGTCGCCCACGAAGGGGACGCCATCGGTGAGGAGGCGATGCGGTGGGGCATCGCTGTTGCCGGCGACTGCGTGAACCGGATGGTTGAAGCCATCAGGCAGAACGTGTCGTCCAACGAGTACGAGAAGACCCAGAAGCGGGTTCTCAAGGTCATCGTCGAGCGGGGCGGTGAATGGATAGGCCACAGTGAGCTGATTAGGTCTACGCGAGAGATCGCCCCGAGGACACGAACCGAGGTTCTGCAGAACCTCGTGGACGGGGCCATGATCGAGATGCGGCAAGAAGACCCAGGTAAGAACGGCAAGCCGGTTCGGTTCTATCGAGCGGGCTGAGCAGCCAATCCAGATTCCCTAGTTCCCGCCAGATTCACATTCGCTTTGGGAATTTGGATTTGCGGTTAAGCTATTGATTCTTCGTACTACGGTTTTATATATACTATTATATTATATATAATATTTATATAGTATAGAATCCAAATTCCCAAATTCACAGGTGCCACTCCCCTGCAAAAAATACCTACATAGGGGGGGGGTAGGGACGTGAGGAGTTGGTGTGAATTTGGGAATTTGCCTTCATGGACACCCTAACCGCCTGACATTAATGGAAATCCACGTTCCCGGAATCTGGATGGGAATCTGGATGAGATGGGAATCTGGATTTTCGCCCGCTGACGTTCCCCCTTGCGCCGCACCCCATCTTGTGCCACCATCCGGAAAACGACCTAGGGGTGGGGCTATGGCGGACAACGAATCTTCAATCGACCAAACCCAGTGGCTTCCGCGCGGCGAAAGCATCATCACCCCAGAGCGCGAATCGAAAGACGATCTCCGGGTCGAGCGTGACGAGGACGGCAACATTCGCTACGTGCAACGCCAGCTCTCCACCGTCATGAACGAATTGGAGCGGCGAGGAACCCTTGAGAGCCAGCACACCCACGACGGGCAGACCTACGAGGTCTGGCAGACCATCTTCCGCTCCCGCCTCGGATTCCGGAACAATCCGATCTACGACGACATGGCGGGGATGCGCCGCATGGTCAGCGAGGACGACCTGCAGGTAGATGACTTCTGTAAGCTGATCCAAAAGCTAGGGGCCGATACCTGTGGGCTCATCGAGTCAGCCCTGTACGAGCACGTGACGCCCCGCACGATGCTCCTGATCGACCAGCGGTCCCTGCGATACCGCATGGCGTTCAACCGGCTCTCCGAGGTCATGGAGCACCTGCGTAATGAGTGGCGGAAGCGGCAGGAAGCCGAGCAGGATTCGCATTGAATATTTATACTTGATTGTACGTGGATTTCGTGTGATACTCTGACCAATGGCCGCTATAACTGCGACCGAAATTCACCGCCCGCTTCAAGCGGGCTTTTTTATTTGTATGACAGGTAGACCAACCAGCTACACCCCAGAGATCGCCCAAGAGATATGCGATAAGCTGGCCGAGGGCGTTCCACTGGCAGAGATTTGCCGCCAGGAAGGGATGCCCCACCCGAGCACGGTCCGGCGCTGGGCCGCTACCAACGAAACCCTTTCGCGTGCCATCGCGGATGCACGCGAGGACGGCGAGGAGCGGATCACTGCCGATCTCCGCCGGACAGCCAAGGGTGATCAGGGCTACTCGACGGGCGATGTTAACCGCGACAAGCTGATCATCGACACCGACCTCAAATTGCTCGCCAAGTGGAACCCGAAGAAGTATGGCGACAAGACGATCCTTGCGAACCCAGATGGTGAAACGCCAGTCCGGTTCACTCTCGCCCTGAGCGATGCAAAGACAGATTGAATATCAGCGCCCATGGCTGTACCCCAAACAGCTTGAGGCGATCTTCCACGACAAACGATACGGTTGCGTAGAGGCCAGCACGAAGGCCGGCAAGACCGTTGCCTGCATCGCCTGGCTGTTCGAGCAGGCCGCCATCAACGGTGGGCCGGGCCGGAACTTCTGGTGGGTCGCCCCGATCTTTCCTCAGGCAAAGATTGCCTTCCGCCGCCTGAAGCGATACTTGCCGCGAGAGCTCTATTCGGCCAACGAATCCGAACTTACCGTCACCCTGCCCAACGGGGCGGTGATCTGGTTCAAGGGCGCCGACAAGCCTGACAGCCTTTATGGCGAAGACGTCTACGCCGCGGTCATGGACGAAGCCAGCCGCGCGAAGGACGAGGCCTGGATTGCGGTTCGCTCGACCCTCACCGCGACACGCGGGCCGGTTCGGTTGATCGGCAACGTCAAAGGCCGCAAGAACTTCTTCTACAACCTCTGCCGCAAGGCCGAATCGGGCGAGCCGAACATGGCTTACCACGTCATCACCGCCTACGACGCGGTGGCCGGCGGCGTGGTGACCCTGGAAGAGATCGAGGACGCGAAACGCCTGCTGCCCGAGCAGGTATTCAACGAGCTTTACCTCTGCAAGCCATCCGACGACGGAGGCAACCCCTTTGGCCTACAGGCAATCCGGGAATGCGTCGGCCTGCTGTCGAATAGGCCGCCCAAAGTTTGGGGGTGGGATCTCGCCAAGTCAGTCGACTGGTGCGTGGGAATCGCCCTCGATGATCTGGGCAAGGTCTGCCGCCTCGAGCGGTTCCAGATGCCGTGGCAGGAAACCATCCTGCGAATCAAGCAACTGACTGGCGGGACCCCGGCCCTGGTGGACTCAACCGGCGTCGGTGACCCGGTGCTTGAGGCACTTCAACAGGGCGGCGGGAACTTCGAGGGCTTCAAATTCAGCAGCCAAAGCAAACAGCAGCTCATGGAGGGATTGGCGGTCGCCATCCAACAGGGGCGCATCACGTACCCGGATGGGATCATCGCCATGGAATTGGAGCAGTTCGAGTTTGAATACAGCCGCACCGGCGTGCGCTACAGTGCCCCCCAGGGTCAGCACGACGACGCCGTTTGCGCCCTTGCCCTCGCCGTGAGCAAGTTCTCCGTGCCGCAGGCCGAATTCCGCATCCGCAGGCTCTGATGTCCTGGTTCCGCCGCAAAGAAGCCCCCATCCCCGAGAAGAAATCACTCTCGGCCGGCGGCTACTACTTCGGCAGCCGCCTCCTGACGCCCGCTGCGGCGAGCTATGGCCGACTCGCGAAAGAGGGCTACGGCCAGAACGCCGTCGCATTCGCCTGTGCCAACCGCATCGCCAACGCCGTGGCCTCCGTTGAACTGCACCTGTTCAAGGAGAAGGGCGATCAGGTCGACCGGGTCACCGAGTCCGAATTGCTCAAGCTCCTCGACCGGCCCAACCCGCTCCAGTCGGGGCGAGAGTTCCTCGGTCACCTGGCGAGCTACTACGCCCTCTCGGGCAACGCCTACGTCCACGGGGCGGGCATCGCAGATCGAGGAGCGGTTCGCAGGCCGCCGAAGCAGCTCTTCCTGCTCAGCCCCGGACACGTCACCGTCGAGTCTGGCCTCTACGCCGGCATCCCTAAGGAATACGTCTACAAGCCGGACGCCTCGACCCGCATCGCCTACCCGGTGGACTTGCTCACCGCCCGCTCGGAAGTGCTCCACGTCAAGACGTTCAATCCGCTCTCGCCGTGGTACGGCATGGCCCCGATGGACGCCGCCGCGCTGGCCATCGACATGCACAACGCGGGCAACGTCTGGAATTACAGCCTGCTCAAGCAGGGCGCCAGGCCTTCGGGAGCGCTGATCGCCAAGGGGAAGGACGGCCAGCAGGCCACCTTGACCGACGAGCAGTTCAACCGGCTCAAGGCGATGCTCGACGAGGAGTACTCCGGAGCGGGTAACAACGGAAAGCCGCTCCTGCTCGAAGGCGGGCTGGAATGGCAGGAAATGAGCCTGAACCCCACGGACATGGACTTTCTGAACGGGAAGCACTCCGCCGCCCGCGAGATCGCTCTGGCCTTCGGTGTGCCGCCGCAACTCCTGGGCATTCCGGGGGATAACACCTACTCGAATTACGAACAAGCCACGCTCGCCTTCTGGACGGAGACGGTCCTGCCGATCCTCCAGCTCATCATCGGGGGCCTGAACCGCTGGCTCACGCCCCAATACGGCGACGGGCTCTACCTCTGGTACGACGAAGAGATGATCCCGGCGTTGGAGCCGCTCAGGAAAGCCAAGAGCGACCGGGTGAACGCAGCCACCTTCATGAGGATCAACGAGAAGCGTCAAGCGATGGGCCTGGACGATGCCGACGGCGGGGAAGTGATATTGATCCCGACCACGAGCATACCGATGGACCTGGCGGGTCAGGTAGACCTCTCGGAACCGGGCAGCCCAGCCGCCGGCACCGATCCAACAGCCCCGGCCGATCCGAACGCCAATGGTTGACCGCCGCCTCCAGCTCCGGGCGTGGCTCCACGCCATGAAGGTGCTCGAGGCCCGGCTACGCGGCGAACAGGGCAAGGCCCGTAACGCGATGATCACGGACGCCGCGAGGGCGTTCGAGGATAAGGGCCACCCGCCGGCCCACGTCTTCATCGCTCACCGAATCCGCGTGCGGAACGTGATCGAGGACCACTACCGCCGTACCATCCCCGTCTTCGGGAAGATGGCCCTGGGGCAGGTCAAGTCCCGTCGCATCGAGAAGAAGGCCGCCCAGACCATCTACGAATCGCTGATCGCCGAATGGATCAACCGCGAGGCGCTACGCAAGGCGACCATGATTGCCGACACCGACCGCGACGATGTGATCGGGGCCATTCAGGCGGGCATCGACGATGGGTTGGGGGCGGCGGAAATCGCAAGGAACATCCGCAAGGTCAGCCAACTAACTCCCTACCGGGCTTCGGTGGTCGCTCGCACCGAGACCCATGCCGCCGCGACGTTCGGGAGCATCGAATCGGTGAGGCAGGCCGAGCGGGACCTGGACGTGGTGATGGTCAAAGAGTGGCTCGCCACACGAGATGATCGGACGCGCCCCGAGCATTTGGCAGCAGATGGCCAGAAGGTTGCGATGGACGAGAAGTTCATTGTCGGCGGTGAAGCCATGGACCGGCCGGGAGATACGGGGGCAAGTGCGGGAATGGTCATAGGATGTCGTTGCGCAATGGTATTCGAGGAGAAGAGCGAATGATTTTGATAGCAGAGCGAAGCATCCAAACGCCGTATTTTGACCTGCCAATCACAGTATCCCGTCCTGGCCCATACCACGCAGAGCGAGCAGGAAGCGCCGTGCTGATTGCTGATGAGAGCGGCCATAATTCGGTCTGTTTCCACTTTCACAATGACAGGGTTCCAGAGGTGCCCGTTCTGGGAACCACGATCCTCGCAGATGAGAACGAGAACTTCATCAGGTGCCAGCAGGTGGCCGAGTTCCTGAACTCTCTCGCCGCATGACCCGCATCCTCTCCCAGCACGGCAACGTCATCGCCGCTGACTTCCGCCCGCCCGCGCCCGGCCTCGCCATCACCATCGAAGCCAAATCAGAAATTCTCTTCTGCGACGGATACATCAGCATCCTGCGCTCGACCATCAAGATCGGCGACGGCCCCGCGAAGGTGACGCACGGAATGATCGACCACACGACCGGCAACATCGTAACCCTGTAACAACTCTGGTATCAGACATGGAAATCAAGCACTTCAACCTTCACGACGTGAAGGCCGATGAGGCCGCGCGCACTATCGAGGGCTGGGCTTCGACCTTTGGCAACGCCGATTCCGACAACGACATCATCGCACCCGGCGCATTCGTCGACTCCATCAGGACGAAGATGCCCAAGATGCTCTGGCAGCACCGCACCGACCAGGTGATCGGCGTCTGGAACGAGGCCAACGAGACGCCGCAGGGCCTCTACGTCAAGGGCACGATCCTCGACACTACGCTGGGTGAGGACGCCTACAAGCTGGCCAAGGCCGGCGCCATCGACAGTATGAGCATCGGCTTCACGACCCAGAAATACATCGTGGACCGCGAGAATAACACGCGCACCATCCAATCCGTGAAACTGTGGGAAGTGTCGCTCGTGACGTTCCCGGCGAACGAGATGGCCCGCATCATGGGCGTGAAAAGCAAACCGGAAACCGAGAGGGATCTGGAGAAATTCCTGCGGGATGCAGGCTATAGCCGCCAGGAGGCGAAGACCATCGTCGCCGGCGGATTCAAGGCACTTGGAAGTCAGCGAGAGGCTGAGAACCCGGAGCTGGAAACACTGAGCAAATTGTTTAACAAGTTCAAAGTATAGGTAGTTTACATGGAAGTAGAAATTCAGAAGTCCATTGAGGGCGCACTGACCGCGTTCGAAGCACTGAAAACCGATTTCACCGACATCAAAGGCAAGATGAAGAATGTCGAGGGTTTCGATCAGGCTAAGTTCAACAAGATGGCCGAGGACATTGCCAAGGGCATCGATCTGGCTCAGAAAGCCGAAGGCGTCGTAAAGGCGGCCGAGGACGAATCCAAGGCTCGTGACGCCCAGTTCAAAGCCCTCGAAGAAAAGCAAGCCCTTCTGGAAACGGCCCTCTCCCGGCCGATCTCCGTGACCACGTCCGAGGTCAAAAATAGCGCCGAGGAAGTGAACAAGAAGAGCACCGAGCTGTTCAACGAGTTCGCCCGCAAAGGTGCCGTGAAAGGCGAGGACTACACCGACTACCTCCGCCGCACGGAAAAGGCCGACGATGAGGCCCGCACCCTTGCGCTGAAGACCATGTCGGTCAACAGCGACCCCGACGGCGGCTATCTGGTCATCCCGACCCTGGGCGGTACCATCACCACGCTCGTCCGCGAAACCTCGCCGATGCGCCAGCTCGCCAGCGTCCAGACGATCAGCTCCGACTCGCTCGAGTACATGCTCGACAACGATGAGGCCAGTGCCGGTTGGGTGGGTGAAACTCAGGCCCGTCCTGAAACCAACACCCCCCGTCTGTCCAAGCTGGTCATCCCGGTCAACGAGATCTACGCGATGCCCAAGGCAACGCAGAAGCTGATCGACGACGCGGCGGTGGACATCGAGGCGTGGCTGGCGGCGAAGGTAGCCCAGAAGTTCGCCCGCATGGAGAACACCGCATTCATGTCCGGCGACGGCGTGCTCCAACCTCGCGGTATCCTGACCTACACGGCGGGCACCAGCATCGGTTCGCAGCAGATCGAGCAGATCGTCAGCGGCTCGGCCTCGGCCTTCGGCTACGACGGCCTGGTCAACCTCCAGTCCGCTCTCAAGGAAGAGTACCAGGGCAACGCGTCCTGGCTGGTCAACCGTCTCGGCTTCGGCAACCTGCTGCTCCTAAAGGACGGTAACGGCACCCCGATCTTCAATATGCAGTACGACATGCGTATCGGCCTGCAGCGTAGCGTCCTCGGCGCTCCGCTGTATTTCGCGACGGACATGCCGACGGTCGCCACCAATGCCCTCGCGGCCGCCTACGGCGACTTCAAGGCGGCGTACCAGATCGTCGACCGCACCGGCATCCGCATCCTCCGTGATCCGTTCACCGACAAGCCGTTCGTGAAGTTCTACACGACCAAGCGGGTTGGCGGCGCTGTGGTCAACTACGAGGCAGTTAAGATTATGAAGATTTCTACTTAGTTTTCAACGAATTGCTCACCTAACACCGGGGGCGGCATCGTGCCGTCCCCACCCCACTGAAAGGAATTCACCATGACTAACCGTTCTTCCCTCTACTCCGCCACGGGCGTCTCGACGATGCTCGTTCCCCTCATCCGCACCGCCGACACCGTACCCGCCGACGGCAGCGGCCTCGACCTGCGCGCCTGCGACGACGCCATGCTCGTATTTGTGATCGGCGCCAATGGCGACACCTACTCCGGTACCGACAAGCTGGAACTGGAGGTGCAGGAGGCCGACACTGACGTGGATGGCAGCTATACCGCCGTCGCCAACTCCGACCTCACTAACTACGTCACCGGCACCAACGTCGGGACCGTGAAAGTGATCGCCGCCAACGCCGACTGCTCCCAGTCCTATGTCGTGGGCTACCGCGGCAACAAGCGGTTCATCCGCGGGAAGTTCAACTTCTCCGGCACGCATTCGACCGGCACCTCCGTGGCGCTGCTCGGCCTCCGCGGCCGCAACCGCGCCCAGCCCGCCAACGCCAACACGTAATCGAACCCGGGGCGGCCTCCGCGCCGCCCCACTTTTCCCAAGGAGGAGATGTATGAGCTACGGAACAAAAGTTTACAAGGACAACAACGGCGACCGCCTGAACATCGTCACCGGCGGCGTGGTTGACGCCGCGCTGGGCACCCGCCAGAGCAACGCCATCGCCATGAGCGAACTGAAGTGGGTGGATGTAACCTGCACCGCGACCCTGCTGGACGCCTCCACCGGCACCGGCAAGGTGAACGTGATCGCGGCTGGCACCGGAGCCAATGCCACCGACCAGTACAAGGTCCGCGACGTCCGCCTCGTGGGCGGCGGCACCAACTTCGGCGCCGGCGGCGACCGCCTGCTGAGCCTGACCGACGGCACCACCGTCTGGACAACGATCGCCAACGCCGACCTCGAATCCGCGCCGTCCGCGACGCTCCCGTGGGGCAACACCAAAGTGCCGTTCCTGACCGGCACCAGTGACACGGCCTCCGCCGCGGGCGCACAGGTCTATTTCCAGTACTCGGGCGGCACGCCCGCAACCCCGCACACCACCGGCTCGATCAAGTTCGCGGTGTGCCTCGAAAAGATCGCATAGGAGGGCTTATGAAGACGTACAAGATGCTGAGCACCCGCACGGGTTCCCGCGACGGCCTGAAGGTCGAGACCTTTAACAAGGGCGAGACCTATCCCCTCAATCCCGATCTCGCCGAGCAGTTCTACCACCTCGGTGCGGTCGAGGAAGTCAGCGGCATCCAGCCCCGCGAACTCGCGGACGGCGAAACGCTCACAGAGGGTGATCTGCCCGCCAACGCGAAGGTCAAGAAGGGGGCTGCGGTAAACCCGGCCGATCTCCGTGACACTAAGGTCACCGGCCCAACCGAAACCAAGATCGTCACGCCCGACGAAACCAAGGAAGGCGAAGCTGGCGTTGAGCTCGACACCCAGAACATCGAGGAGCTGGTCGCACTGGCACGCGACACCTACGGCCTCGAGGTTGACTCCACGATGAGCGAGCAGGATCTGCGTGTCCTGATCGAACAAGCCGAGAGTGAGGATACCGAAGGCGACGATGCCAAAGACACCAAGAAGGCCAAGAAGAAGGGCAAGAAGTAGTGCCCGCCGTCGAGAGCTTCAACCCGGTCACGTCCTTCCTCACGGCGACTATCGCCAGCGGCACCCCCTCGACCGGGCCTATCGATCTGCACGGAGGCGTCCTCTACGGGATATACCTCCCGGCTGAATTCGACGGCACGGCCCTGAGCTTCACCTCTGCACCCGCCAGTGACGGCACGTTCGTGCCCGTCAAAGACTCCGGCGGCTCGGCGATCAGCTTCAGCGTGACTGCCTCCGGCTACTACGGGCTGAAGGCCGACCAGGTCGCGGTGCTGAAAGGCTGCCGGTTCCTCAAGCTCGTCTCCGGCACCAACCAGTCCACAACCGACACAATCGTCACGCTCGCGGTCCGGCCGATCTAGATGAGCCAGCCCCCCTCCCTCGTCACCACCGTTACCGGGCCTGCCATCGAGCCGGTCACGGTCGCGGAGGTGAAGGCCTACGCCCGAATCGACGGCTCGGACGACGACGCCCACATAGCGGGATGGATCGAGACCGCCCGCACCGCTGCGGAGAGTTACACCAAGCGGAGCTTCATCACCCGGACGCTCAAGCTCTCGATGGATAACGCAGGCTGCGGGCGCTCCGAGTGGAATCCAGGCTACTACCAGCTCCCGGTTAACTACTTCGACGGCTACCTCCCCTCGAAGCTGGAATTACCCCAGGGGCCGGTGATCGGCGTCACGTCCGTCACCACCTACGACACCCTGAACGACCCAACGCTCTACGAGAGCACAAGATACAGCGTATTCGGCGACCGGATCGTCCTGAACTCGGGCGAGACCTGGCCCAGCGGCCTCCGCTCGACGAACGCCACCGAGATCATCTACACCGCCGGGCACGGCCCCGCCGCCACCGACGTGCCCAGGCCGATCCGCACCGCGATCATCATGCACGCGGCCCAGATGTACGACGGCCAGTGCGGCTGCGAGATGAGCGACGCCTGCCGGATGCTCCTCCAGCCCTATCGGGTCATGGGGGACTCGCGTGGCTAAGTGTGAGAATCTCGCCACCACGCTCAAGAGGCGGGTGACGATCCAGACCGTGAGACGCGTCAGCGATGGCCAGGGCGGGTTCACCGAAAGCTGGGTCGATGGCGACACCGTCTGGGCGAGCATCGAGCCGAAGAGGGCCTACGAGCGGTTCCAGGCGATGCAGACCGCCGTGCCCGCCAGCCACGAGATCATCATGCGGTTCCGCCGCGACGTCACCTCCGCCTGCCGCCTGAAATACGGCACGCGGGTGTTCGAGGTGAAAGAGGCCATCAACCAGAGCGAGCAGAGCCGCTTCCTGAGCATCAAGGCGATCGAAACGGTCTCGGTCGAATTCGTGCCGGACATCGGCGCGATCGCGCTCCGCTCCGGCGGCTACATCCTGCTGCGAGACGGCGGCAAAATCCTTTTGAGGGCATAGGGAATGGCAGACACATACATTGGCGACCTGCCGGATGGCGGGCTTGTTCAGACAGGCGACGCGATTCCCGCAGAGCGTGCCGAAGAGAATTTCCGCGTCGTCGTTGGCTCCGCCGCCGCGAAGGCCGCTTCCGACGCCACCAAGGGCAACCTCGCCTCGGTGAACGGGGCAACGGTGCCCGGCCATCTGGCCATTTTTGCTGACGAAGCGGGAACAATCGGGGATGGCGGCGCACTTGGCGGGATCATCGCCGACGCCCCGCTCCTGACGCCTCCCGTTCTAACGACCGACCTCATACCCATCGTGCGGGGCGGCCAAATCTACCTGGCCACCGTCGATGACATGCTGGCCGCCCAGCCCCCCGCAGGCGCAGGCGGGCAGTTCGACTTCTCTGACGCCCAGAACTCAGCATACGCAGCTTAAACCAGGAGATAACGCATGACTTTCGACTTGACCCCCCTCAACGTTAAGGACGCAACCGGCGCCACCAAGCCGATGATCGCCTACAACGACGGTACGAACAGCGCCTTCGCTCGCCCCGTTCTTGACAGCAGCGGGGCCATCATCAACCCGGCTACCTCGGGCAACCAGACCACGGCGAATTCCGCGCTCGCGACCATCGCGACGAACACGGCCGGTCTCGCCACAGCATCCGCCCAGACGACCGGCAACACCTCGGCCGCCAACACCGCCACGAGCACCGCGAACATCGACACCGCCATCGGCGCTAAGGCCGACACGGCGGCCAGTAGCGACACGGGCACCTTCAGCCTCATCGCCCTGTTCAAGCGACTCCTGAGCCGCACCCCGGCGCTGGGCATTGCTCTCGCAGCGGCCTCCACGCCCGTCGTGCTCGCCTCGGACGGCACGCTTCCGCTTCCCACCGGGGCAGCGACTGCTGCCGCGCAGGGCACTGGCAACACCTCCATCGCGAACGTCGATACGAATCTCGGGGCGAAAGCCGACACCGCCGCGTCGAGTGACACCGGGACTTTCAGCCTGATCGCTCTTCTGAAGCGGGGCCTTCAGAGCCTCACGACGATCGGCACGAACACGGGCCGAATCCCCGCACAAGGTTCTGCTGTCAGCTCCGCCTCGCTACCCGTGGTTATCGCCAGCGATCAGGCGGCCCTGCCGCTGCCCACCGGAGCGGCCACCGCCGCGAACCAGAGCACGGGCAACACGAAGCTCGATACGATCATTGCCAACACCGGGGCCGGTTCGGTGAACCTGACCATTACTCCCACGGTGACGGCGGGCGCTTATACCACTGGCATGGTGGCGGGTGGCAAGCTAAGCCTGACCAGTGCGGTGCGGGCATCGGGCGGCAGCGGCATCATTCAATCGGTGAGCGTGAGCAAGAAGACCGCACTGACGGCGCCTTATGACGTGCACTTCTTCCATACCGACCCGACGAACAGCACATTCACCGATAACTCCGCGCTGGCGCTGAACGTGGCCGATCTTCCGTACCTCATCGGCATTGCGCATTGCAGCGACTTGGTGGACAACGGCACGCCCAAGACGCTGCAGGCGGCCAACGTAGCCCTGCCGTTCAAGCTGGCGACGGGAACGACGCTATTTGCGGTGGCGGTGATTCGGGGGGGTGAAACTCTGGCCTCGACCTCAGCTCTCGTAATTAACGCTACCGTGATACAGGATTAAAATGCGTAGAGATTTAATTTTTCTTTCTCCTGGCGCCCCAGCGACGATCGGGGATTTGCCTGTAGTCGCAACTTCACCTCTGGCCGTTTACGGCATGAATCGACTTGTGTTTAGTTATAGGGGGCCGTTGTTTCGATTGGAGCGTGTCTCAGATGGCGCGATCAAGGACATATATTCTTTGCCCAATGGTCGCCCCAACCTCGGCACCGTGTCATCTTGGCTCGGCACTGCAAGCTACTGCTATCTGGTAAAGCGATACGACCAGCTCGGAACGGGGAATGATGAAGCTCAGGCCACGGCGGCTAACAAGCCGTTCTTCTCTTTGGACAATGTAATTCGCGGTCACTATGGTGTGCTTTTCGATCAGGCGATCAAGGCTTCAACGTGGCTGGATATGCCTGCCGCAATCACCGGCAACGGGCAGGCTACTTCTGTGGTCGAGGTCGTGGCTTATGCCTCCAGTAACGCAGCATGCACCGGCCTCGTCGGGGCAGCCTATACGACGGCGGGATCCCTATCGCTTCTGCCCGCACAGAACGGTGAAAACAAATATCAGGTTCTGACCTCTTCTGCATTTCTGAAAGTAGCGAATGGCCGGTCACGTTCACAGACACAGGTAAGCACCGTAACTTCTGGTGCGTCTGCAATCAAAGTATATCAGGACAATAATGCTGTTCAAAGCCTGAGTGCCAACACCGCCGGGACATGGGTGGGGGGCAAAACCGGATACGTCACTACGGGCGGCTACCTCATAAACGGTCTTCATTTCGCGAAAATCATTTATCCGAGTGAACTTTCTGCTGGGAACATTGCAAGCCTCCACACATTTCTGTATTCGGCTTTTGATGTGTTAACTTCTGCAACAGGGCAGATTATTTGGCCAGGGCACTCTGGGGTCCAAGGGACTGGCGCAACTCAAGGAAAGAACATTACCTATTATACCGAGCCCCTCCTTAATCGCCGGGTTTTCATCTCCAATCAGGGCAAATTCGGACAAACAGCAAGTCAAATCTATGCTGATCGGGCCAAATACGCCGCTCAATATAACGCCTCGCTTCAAAAAAACATTTGCTTCGGTGCTGACGCTGCCAACGACCTGATCAACGTAGCATCAGGGTCTGTGTCGGGCTTTGGTGCGACTGCCTGGTCTAGCTTTGTCCTCCCGTTCATCCAAGCCATGCAAGCTGCGGGATTTAGTGTCATTCAGCAGGTCATGATACCGCTCACATGGCCGACCGACTCGGTAGCTCGGGAAGCCGAGCGACAATCGTACAATACGTTAGTAAGGTCCAACGCAGGAACCTATGGGTACAAACTATTGGACTACGAGACCAACGCAAATCTAACCACCGTTACCGTCGGTAATTACTGGTCAGCTGATGGTGTTCACCTAAGCAATAAAGGTTATGCTGAAGAGTCCCCTATTGCAGCCGCAGCCATTAATAGCTTGCTGCAATAGCTGCGTTCAGCATGCATCGCTGCGATTCTGTGCAGTGCGGTTAAAGATTGATTGTAGTACCCGCATCCGATTTTTTCGGGGTGGGGATAGTAAGACCGCTCGATTAGAGGCGGTCTTAGCTTTGATATTGAAAGGATGTGCTCACGCATGGCAGCCACTACCAGCAGTATAACCGTCCCGGTAGCCGTAGGCACGGCAAAGCTCAAGACGCAGAACGACGTGGCGGCTGGCACCAATAACCCCGTACACCCGATCGTTGACACGAATGGGGCGGTCATCGATCCGGCAACCTCCGGGAACCAGGCCGCCGCGAACACCGTCCTCGCCGCCATCCAAGAATCGGTCGCCAAGATCCCGGATGGTGGGGCGACCGCAACCAAGCAGGACACCGGCAACGCCGCACTTGCAGCCATCTCCGCGAACACTGCCGCAGGCGCTGTCAATCTGGCCCTCACCCCCACCGTGACCGTGGGCGCGTACACACCCGGCATGGTAGTGGGCGGGAAGCTCTCTTTTGCCGGTGCCGCCCGCTCTAACGGCGGGAGCGGGGAGGTACGGCACGCCTATGTCAGCAAGGCAGCAGGCCAATCCGCCCTGTTCCAACTCTACGTGTTCCACACCGACCCGGCCAGCAGCACGTTCACCGACCACGCCGCCCTGGCCATCGACCCCGCCGACATGGACAAGTTGGCAGGGGTCATCCCGTGTGAGGACGTCATCGACTGCGGCACCCCCGCCTTAGTGCAGGCCGCCCAGCAAGGGCTGCCGTTCAAGATCGCCGCCGCGAACACCACCCTCTTCGTCGTGCCCGTTATCAGCGGGTCCGAGACCTATGCGGCCACGAACGCGGTCAAAATCGGCCTCGGTATCGCCCAGAACTGATGCGCCTCACACCGCGTTCCAAGCCCCAACCTCGGCACATCGATCGCTCCGACGCGGGCCGAGTTCCCGAGATTACGACCAAGTTCGGCGGCCGCACGGCGGAAGTGCCCCAATCCTACTACGACTTCACCGCCACGGACGCCGTCGGCTGCTGCGGCACGATCAACGACCTCGGGCCGTACTCGCATACCGCGATCGCCGATGGAAGCTGGTCGAACCCCGCGATCTGGGACACCGGAACGGTCCCCGGGGCGGGGGCCGTTGTCGAAATCGGTAGCCGCGACGTGATTTACGACGTCGAATCAGACGCCAAGGTCAAGGATATCCACGTTGGCGGCCCCGGCACTTTTCGCTGGGATGTGAGCAAGGACACCCGCCTCTGGGTGGACACTTTGCTTTGCCTCGGCACCTTCCTCATGGGCGCAGGATACGCCCCGGTCGCGGACAGTGCCACGCCCGGCAAGCCCCGTGCGGAAATCGTCCTGCACCAGACGGAGGCCCCTGGCTCGACTCCTCGCCTGGGCCTTATCTGGAAAGGCTACAGGCTCCTCGTCGGCGCACCGAAAGCCGACCGCCTCCTGAGCGACAAGGATATCCCCGCCGGGAGCACCTCCGCCAAGATTCGCGGTGTACGCGGCGCGAACTGGCGTGTGGGCGACGTGGTTCAGTTCGGCTCGACCGATTACCCCGGCGTCAGCATGACGGACCCGCAATACTCCGGTCCGACGCAGTTCTGGGGGCCGTACCAGGGCACGACCGCCGTTCGCACGCAAACCTTCGGGTTCATGCAGAGCCACTCCGAGCGTCGCACCATTACCGCCGTCGTGGGGAGCACCATTACCTGGGCGGAGCCGCTCGAACACGACCACGTCCTGACCAAGCGGACGCTACCTCACGGTCAGGTCCGTGTAAGAAAACCCGTGATCGCATGCCTGACCGGCTCCATCCGCATACGCAGCGAAGACCCGTCCAGCTCCCAGAAGCGCGGCCACACGATGGCCATGCACCATGACGGGGGCGGATTCTGGGATGTCGAGTTCAAAGACCTTGGCCGCACCAATACGGACCCCTCTCTCGCTCTACCCGACGGCACGCCCGTCCGGGCAACCAACGGCGGGACGATCATCACCAACCCCAACAACGTGCGTGGACGTTACCCGATCCACTTGCACTGGATGGGTGCTCACTTCGGCCGCAAGCAGTTCCCGGTCAAACGTTGCAAGGTGTGGGGGGATGCTTACCCAATTGACGGATGGGGCATCACGCACCATGCCGGCCGCGCAGCCGTTGAAAACTGCGTCGTCTCCAATGTGCGCGGTGCAGGTATTGTTTCCGAACTGGGCAACGAGACCGGCCAGTGGATGAATAACACCGTCATCGGGTGCCGCGGCGATGGCTATCCGGTTTCCTGGGGTAGCCGGGCGGAATTGTTCGAGAACCACAATGGCCACGCCGGTGTGGGCTACGAGAGCCAAGCCCGCCAAGTCTTCCAGCAGGGCAACATCGCCATCGACTGCAACTTCGGCTGGATGTTCATGCAGCAGAACGTCAAGCAGTCCACTCGCGTGCCCGACATGTATTCGATGCGGAATCCTGATCCGGTGGTTTCCGGGCGCGGTTCGGGCAGCTCAGATCCCGAGTTCAGCATGGACGAGGACACTTACGGAATCGAGCAGGCGCAGATCATCGATTTTTACAACAACGCCTGCTACGGATGCAGGTTCGGCTTCGGGGTCGCACACCGTCAGTTCACCGACCGAACCGACACGACGCCGATGATCGCGCGTAACTTTGACTGCGTAGCCACCGAGACGCCGTTTCACCTGATCAATTACACGTTCTTCTACAGCTTCTACGACTTCATGTGGACCGGTACAGGAGCCAGCGCGGCGGCAAGGCTCGGCAGCGTGTCATGGCAGCAGATGTTCGTGAACGGTTACCTGGAGAACTATTCCGTCGGCTTCCAACAGGAAGGGCTTGGGTTCAACTACGATGGCTACTGGATCGACGTGGTGTGCGATCCTGCGACGGTCCCCACGCCTTTTACCCACTTCACCGGTGATTTCGACCTGACAGCGTGGATTGCGGCCAACCCAGGCAAGGCTTTCCCGCAGGACCAGGAGTTCTACGGGCTCATGGGACCGTGGATCACCGACCCAGCAAGTACACCCACCCGCTGGATCGGCACACTCCGAGAATGGAAGTCACTGAACAGCGCTACCGACCTGCCGGTCAATACCCCGGCCGCTCCGCGTGGTCTAGGCGGCGTCGAGCCGTCGCCCGGCACGTCCAAGCCGTACTTTTGGCTGGACCCCACCAGCGACATCACGCTCAGCACCTCTGGCATCATCTCTATCAAGGGGGCCATCGTCGATTCGGTGGGTGTCCGTCTCTACCCGGACGTTCTCACTTCCGAGAGCTTCGGACCGATGAGCTCGCATAGCAACAACCGCTATGCCCGCCAGAATGGGAATACCCCCGAGGTGCTGGTCAAGAGGAACGGTTGCTGGAACGACAACGGCACCTGGAAGACCCGCTGCTGGTTCACTGAGCACGACCGACTGACGGGCGAATATTTCCAGTTCCATGTCGACCTCTTGTTGCACTCGTCGATGGACCCGAGCTTCCTCGCCGGGAACGTCGTCGATCCGAACTTGAAGCCAGAGCTACCGCTCCGTGCGGAATCTATCGGCGTGGCACCCCCGCCGGTCGTCATCGACACCACGGCCCCCACCATCACCAGCGCCGACACGGCCAGCGTGACCAGCGGGGCGACCTTGGCCCTTGTCCTGAAGGCCGCCGAGATCCACCCAAGCTGGTCCATCATCGGGGGTGCCGATCAGGCGCAGTTCGAAATCAACAAGTCGGTCGGTGTCTCGACACTGCGCTGGCTAGGCAATGGCACGATGAGCTCCGGCTCTCCTGCCGACGCGGACGACGATAACGAGTACGAGGTGCAGGTGGCCGCTGCTAACCCCTACGGCAACGGGACGCCTCAGTCGATACGAATTACGGTTAACGCGTGATCTGTTGCATCATCTCGGCTCTGGTATCCGCCGTTTCGCTAACCTGCGGGCTGGCTTGTTACCTCAAGCGGCTCACGGTGGGATTGGCTCTGATTTTCGCAGTAGCGGTTGCTGTGGCTGCACTCCACTACGCGATCCACCGGATCGACCCCAACATCTGCCGCCGGCAGCACGAATGGATTGAACAACTCGCAAGGGACTGGCTCTGAGCATGGACTTCTCGGTGAAGGTTGAGGGGCTGGACAAGATTCAGAACGCGACCCTGGCAGTGCAGAAGGCAGTCGAGGCGGAGCTGAAGAAGGGCCTCTACGCGAGCGCGAAGAAGGTCGAGGGCGAGGCCAAGCGGAGCATCACCGCAGGCGGGAAGACGGGCCGCATCTACAAGCGGCGCTCCGTCACCCACCAAGCCTCGGCGCCAGGTGAGGCACCGGCCTCCGATACCGGGGCATTGGTAAATCGCGGCTTCCGAGTCGAGCCCGAGGATACGAGCCTGTCCGTCGCGGTCATCGTTGGAACCGAGTACGCCAAAGCCCTCGAGTTCGGCACTACCAAGATGGCGGCCCGCCCCTTTATGTTCCCCGCCCTCGAAAAGAGCAAGGCATGGATCGCCGAGCGCCTCGCCCAGGCCGTCCGCACCGCGGCAGCCAAGTCGGTCAAGTAGATGCCCTCACCCGATAACGCCCTCCAGGCCGCGCTGTTCAAGCGGCTGACCACCTACGCGCCGCTCACCTCGGCCCTCGGCGGGCAGAAGGTCTTCGACTTCGTGACGCCTCAGCTCGTCGCCCCCTACGTCGTGATCGGCGACGACACGCTCACCGAATGGGACACCAAGACCGAGGACGGCTGGGACTGCACGCTGACGCTGCACGTCTGGGACTTCGAGAAGGCCGGGCGAAAGTCGGTCAAGAACCTGCTCTCGATCATCCACGACGCCCTGCACCGGCAGGAGGCGAGCCTCACACTCGTCGGATTCACCCTCGTATCCCTCGCCCGCGAGTTCCAGGACTCGTTTCAGGACATCAGCGAAGAGGGCGCGAACGACCACTACTACCACGGCGTGGCCCGCTATCGGGCACTGCTCGAGCCTGCGCCGGTCATCACGGTCACCTCGGGCGGCTGGCCCGTCGTATTCTTTTAAGTAATCGACATAATTAGTTAATCAATTAATAATCCAAGGAGGGATTTACTATGGCTGCAACACTCGGGCGATTAATGCTCATCAAAGTCGGCACGGCCGCCGCCGGTACGCTTCTGGGGGGGCTGAAGACGACCGCCTTCAAAATGAATAACCAGCCGCTGGACATCAGCACCAAGGACACGCTCGGCTGGCGCGAGCTGCTGGAAGACGGCAGCTTAAAATCAGTATCGATTAGTGGCAGCGGTATTTTCAAGGATTCCACGTCCGATGAGACCATTCGCGGCTATGTCTTCGGTGGCTCGCTCAACACTTTCACTCTCGTATTTCCGAACGGTGACACGATCGAGGGTACATTCCTCGTGACCAACTACGAGCGCACCGGCGGCTTCGAGGGCCCCGAAGAATACACCCTGAGCCTCGAAAGCTCCGGCATCCCCACCTTCACAGCAGCCCCATAGGAGAGCCACATGTCCGTATTATCCGTTCAAACCCTCGGCTTCAGCGGCCTCAACTACACCAGCGCAGCCGCATCGACCGCCGACTCTTTCGTGAACGATGGCCACACGTTCCTGGCCTTCACGAACTCCAACGCCTCGGCCCGCACCCTGACCATCGCTGCGAACGACACCAGCCGCCCCGGTTTTGGCGCCATCGTCACGCCGGATACCGTGATCACGCTCCCTGGCTCGGGCACAAATGGCGGCCTGGCGATGGTCGGCCCATTCCCGACCGAGCGGTTCAATGACATCACCACGGGGAAGGTCAGCTACACGCTGGACGTCGCCACCGGGATGACCGTCGCCGCCGTCAAGCTCACGCAGTACCGGTAATGAGCTTCGAACCCGCCCGCCCGCGATACACCCTCCCGTTCGCGGGGAAGCACTACGAACTGCTGGGCACGTTCGGGCTGATCGAGGCCGTCGAGTATTCCATGAAGGAGCATGTCGGCCGTGTGGCGATCCAGATCGTCAGCGGCATGCCTGTCCACGACATGGCTAAGGTCATCGCCGCCATCCTGACCACCTGCGGTACGAAGATGACCGCGGCAGAGGCGGGCGACCTGCTCTGGGACAGGGTCGGGCTCACCGGCGAGGAAAATGAAACCCTTCGCCTGCATCTCTATTCCTTCCTGAGCGTCTGCCTCGCCCCGCCGAGCCAGCGAGAGCAGAAGGCCAAAGAGATGGGGGAGTTGATGGGGAAGCTGACCGAAGTGGCCGCTTCCCCTGGACCCGCTACCGGCGCGTCTGCCTCGGCGTCCTGAGGATGCAGCCCTCCGAGTTTTGGGGGGCGGACACATGGAGCGTGATGGATGCCTACGACGGCTACGCGTTGAGCAAGGGGATCAAACAAGCCGAGGCCGAGCCCCTGACGAAGGAAGAAATCGAGGAACTCCAGCGGATGATGAAGGAAGAAGATGACAGACGTCGGTGAACTGGTAGTCAGGATCAGGGCGGACGCGGCCCAGCTCGAAAGCGAGATGGGCAGGGCCCGTGGCGTAATTCAGCAAAGCGCCGGCGGCATGTCGAGCGCTTTCGGGAACCTGAAAGCGCAGATCCTCGCCCTCGCTCCCGCAATCTCCGCCGTCGCCTTTGTTCAGTTCGGTAGAAGCGCCATCGAAGCGGCGGGCCATATCGTGGATCTGTCTGACCGGATTGGCTTTGCGTCGAGCACGCTCTCCGCCCTACAAATCCCCCTTGCTGCCGGCGGCTCCAGCCTCGACGAGTTCAGCGCCGCCATCAACAAGATGAACAACGTCCTCGGCGAGGCGGCCAAGGGTAACGAGGAGGCCGTCAAGGCGTTCGACCAGCTCGGCCTGTCCGTCGAGAAGCTCCGCAAGCTGACGCCCGAGCAGCAGTTCTATGAAGTGGCCCGCGCCCTCGGGCAAATTAAGGATCAGTCCACGCAGACCGAAGCGGGCATGAACCTCTTCGGTCGCGGGTTTTCCGCCATGCTCCCCCTCCTGAAGCAATACGAGGGGGACATGCGAAAGGCGGTGGAGGCGCAGGAGAAGCTGAATAACGGCCTCGACAAGGAAACGCTGGACCGCATCGACGCCTTTGGCGACTCACTTTCAGAGGCTGGCATCAAGATTGAAAACGCCTTCCTGAGGGCATTCGCCGCCATCCTGAAAGTGATTGAGACCATCCCCCAGGCAACCGAAACGCTGAATTCTACCGCCTCTATCACAGGCGACGTATCTGCCAAATTCCCGACCACCATCGAGCAGTCGAAGTTCAATCTGAAGCGGAAGCCCGGCGCTGCCGCGACCGGAACCGAACAGTTCGGACCGGTTTACCAGCCGTCCCCCTCAGCCAAGGGGTCGAACACGGAGTTGCTCGGCAAGAAAGCCGCCGAAGAACAAGCCAAGAAATACGCCGCAGCCAAGGTCACGTTGGACGAATACAACACCTCCCTCGAACGCCAGAACAGCATCCTGCAGCAGACCCCCCGCGAGCAGGCCGCGATGGAGGCGGGTTATAAGACCATTGACCTCGCCCAGAAAGCGGGCATCAAGAATGCCGACGACATGATCGCGAAAAACGGCGACCTCGCCCGCACCAATTACGACCTCGCCCAATCCATGCAAGAGGCGGCCCGGTTCCAGCAGATCCTCCACGATAAGCTCTCCCAGACGCTCACGGACATCGCGTTCAAGGCCGGGTCGGCTAAACAGGCCATGCTCGACTTCGCCGAGTCCATCGCCAAGGCGGCGTTCCAGAAGAAAGTGGCTGGTCCCTTGGCCGACGCCCTCATCGGCACCGGCGGGAGTAAGGGCCTGCTCGACGACGCCCTTGGCGGGGTGGGTAAAATCTTCGGCGGGTTCTTCGCCGACGGCGGCAGTCCGCCTGTGGGCATGCCCTCCATCGTGGGCGAGCGCGGGCCGGAAATCTTCGTCCCAAAGAGCGCCGGCACCATCGTGCCCAACAACATGATGGGCGGTGGCCAGACGGTCGTGGTCAACCAGACCTTCACCCTCAACCCCGGCGCGACCGAGCAGACCGTGGCCCAACTCCGAAACCTCGTTCCGAGCATCATGGAGCAGACCAAGTCCGCCGTATTCGCCGAAATGCAGCGAGGCGGGGCCGCATCTAAAATTACCGGGTTGAGGAACTGATGACCATCTTCATGCCCACGCGTCCCGGATTCACTACCGCCCGGTTCGGGCTGGAGACCAATACCCAGAAATTTGAAAGTCCTTTCACCAAGGTCTCGCAGCGGGTCCTCCTGTCCGGCTCCCGTTGGATGGCAAGCTTTAGCCTGCCAGCCATGAAGCGTGACACGGCGGCGGCCTGGCAAGCGTTCTTCCTGAACCTTGAAGGCGCGGCGAATACGTTCTACGGCTACGACCCAGATGGCGTCATCCCGAGGGGTACGGCCAAGGGTGCCCCCCTCGTCAACGGCGGCTCGCAGACCGGCTCCTCGCTTTTGACCGACGGCTGGTTAGCCAGCCAGACCGTACTCCGGGCGGGGGATTACTTCTCGGTCAACGGCGAGCTGAAAATGGTCACGGCGGACGTGACGAGCAATGGCGGAGGCAATGCGACGATCTCGTTCAAGCCTGCCCTGCGCGACAGCCCACTGAATAACGCGGTCATCACCGTGGACCGCCCGATCTGCATTATGGCCCTTGTGGACGACTTGCAAGCCATGTGGGAGTGCAACGAGATGGGCGTTTACCAGCCCAAGACGTTCTCCGCTGTTGAGGTGCTTTCGTGACCGGCACCCGCGACATCGACCCAGGCACCCTCTCCGCCTCTCAGCAGGACCTGATCCTTCCCGTGCTTCTGGCGAAGCTGGAGTTCGACAGCGGGGACGTGCTCGCCCACACAAGTCTCGGAAGCATCGACTTCGGCGGCGACACCTATCTCGGCATCGGCCAGTTCGGCGGTGTGAGTTCGGCAGGCGAGCCGAGCGACCTTTCCCGCTCCAATCTCTCGCTCACGCTCTCGAATATCCCCGGCACGATGGGGGCCCTGGTGCTCAACGAGTATTACCAAGGGCGTCGGGCGACGCTGTTCCTCGGCTACCTCGACCAGACCACCCGCCACCTCGTCGGTGATCCCGCCATCGTGTATCGTGGTCGCATGGACACTGCAGACATCGACCAGGGCGGTGACACGTTCACCGTCACGGTCAACATCGAGAGCAGATTCGCGTCGTGGGACAAGCCCGTAATCCGGCGGTACAACAACGCCTTTCAGCAATCCGCCTTCCCCGGTGATAAGGGTTTCGAGTTCGTGGAGCAGGCGGCAGACAAACAAGTGGTATGGGGCGGGAAGCTGGCATGAGGATAGAGGGGTGGGAGTCGCTGCTGAACGAGCATATTGAGCAGGCCCGGAGCCTCGTCTTCGAATGGGGCATGAACGACTGCGCCCTCTGGGCCGCGGACTGGGTAAAGCTGGCCAATGGGAACGACTTCGCCGCGCGATGGCGTGGCCTCTACTCCTCGGAGGAAGATCTGCAAGCCCTCATGGCAGACCGCGAACTCGAGTTGCCCTCAGACATCGCCGACGACGTGGGCCTACCCCGGATGGATGTCCCCTTCGCCCAGCGGGGAGACATCGTCCAGCACCCCCAGGGATGCCTCGGCATTTGCAATGGGATGCACAGCTATTTCCTGATGGAAAGAGGTGTGACCCGCATCCGTACGAAAGACTGCGTCGCAGCATGGAAGGTTAGATAGTGCCTCCCGCAATCCCCATCATCGCGGCGGCAGCCGGGGCATATGCCGCATCGGCCACCGCCGGTGCGCTGACGCTCGCCGCCTTCGGCGCCGGGATCGGGTCGTTCGGCGCGGCCATCACTTTCGGGTCCATCGCCTCCAGCGTGGTGGGGTTCGCCGTCGCCACCGCCCTGAATGCCGTGGGGAGCCGAGCGGTATCGAGCAAACCCAAACCGGGGGCCAACACCGCTCAAGACGCCCGCGGCCAGACGGTCATGGTGCGCTCATCGGTGGAGAGCCACAAGGTCGTTTACGGCCAGACCCGAGTCTCCGGCCCTCTCGCACTCATAGCCACCACGAGCACCGGCCCTGATTCGACCGGGACAACCGTGACGGCGGACAATTTGTTCCTGCATATGGTCATCGTGATCGCCGCGCATGAGGTGGAAGAGATCGGAGCCATCTACCTGAACGACGTGCCCGTTAGCCTCGACGGCAGCGGCTTCGTCCAGACCAGCCCATACCTCAAGGATGGGAAATCCTACGTCCGCGTGTCCAAGCATCTCGGCACCGATAGCCAGACGGTGGATTCGCTCCTCACCGCGGAATACCCGACCTGGACCAGCGTCCACCGGCTTCAGGGCCGCTCCTACATCTACGTCCGCCTCCAGTGGAGCCCAGACGTTTACCCGAACGGCGCACCCAACGTCAGCGCCGTGGTCAAGGGCAAGAAGCTCTACGACCCCCGGAGCGGCCTCACCGTGTGGTCGGATAATTCCGCCCTATGCGCCCGCGATTACCTGACCTCGGACTACGGCTTCAACTGCGACAGCGACGAGGTGAACGACGACTTCTGGGAGGCGGCGGCCAACGTGTGCGACGAATCCGTCGTGCTCTCCACGGGCGGCTCGCAGACCCGCTACACGATCAACGGGGTCATCGATACCGCAGCGGCGCCGATCGATAACCTGAACGCCCTCGTGGCGGCGATGGCTGGGTCCGTTACCTACGTGCAGGGCAAGTTTAGGGGCCATGCCGGGGCATACGACACCCCCGTAGGAACCATCGACCTCGACATGGTGGTGGAGAAGATCAAGGTCCGCACCCGTCCCCCTCGCCAGGAGCTTTTCAACCGGGTTCAAGGCACCTACGTCGATCCGAACAAGAACTGGCAGCCGACCGACTTCGCGCCCGTGATCAATAGCCTCTACGAGACGCAAGACGGCGGGGAGGTCATCGCCCGCGACGTGGTGCTCACACTGACTAACCACCCCGAGCGTGCCCAGCGGATCGCCAAGGTTATCTTGGAGCAGGGCAGGCAGGGCATACAGGTCGAGCTGAAGCTCAACCACAAGGGGCTGTCCTACGCCGTGTGGGACACCGTGCAGTTCACCAACGCGCCCCTCGGTTGGGAAGACAAGGTCTTCCGCATCAAGAGCCTCCAGACCGACGGTATCGGCCCCATCACCGTATCGCTGCAGGAGGAGTCGTCGGCCAGCTACGATTGGAACGGCGGCGAGGCCTCGACTTACGACGCGGCGCCGGACACGAACCTGCCCAGCCCCTTCACCGTGGCCCCTCCGCTCTCCCTCACCGTGACCGAAGAATTGTACGTCACCCGCGACGGCGCTGGCGTGAAGGCTAAGGCGGTCATGAGCTGGGTGGCGTCACCCGACGCCTTCATCTACCTGTATCAGGCGGAATACAAGCTCTCCGACGACACCGACTGGATTCCGCTCCCCCGCACCCCGGCCATCACCGCCGAAGTGCTCGACATCACGCCGGGTATCTACAATTTCCGCGTCAAAGCCATCAACACGCTCAACGCGTCCTCGGCGTATGTGCAGACCACCAAGCAGGTGTCGGGCCTCGCTGCCCCGCCAACCGCGCCGCAGAACCTCTACTGGACCGCCATCGGCGGGTTGGCCTTCCTGAACTGGGACGGTTCGCCCGATCTCGACGTGCGCAACGGCGGCAAGTATGTGTTCCGCTACTCGCCGGATACTTCGAGCGGTTGGGCTTCCAGTACGTCCATTGGGAACGCCGTGCCGGGGACCACCTCGCAAGTGGTGCTTCCACTGATGCCGGGCATCTACCTCGTCAAGGCGGAGGATTCGAGCGGCATCCAGTCCACGACGGCTACGAGCGTCATCGTGACGCAGGACACCATCTTTAACCTGTCCGTGATTTCGACGGTCACTGAAAACCCGACATTCTCCGGAACGAAGACGAATTGCTCGGTGACCAGCAGTAAGCTCACCCTGACCAGCACAGCCTCACCGGGCACCTACCTGTTCCATACCAAGATGGACTTGGGCAGCGTTAAGCGGGTGCGCCTCACCGCCCACCTTCTCGCGGCTGTGGTGAATCCATCGGACCTGTTCGATAGCCGCTCAGGGCTGTTTGACGACGCGGAAGGCACATTCGACGGCACGGACACCGCCTCCGCCGATGCCGTGGTATTTGTCCGCACAACACAGACCGACCCCGCAGGGAGCCCCACATGGACCGCGTGGAACAGGCTGCACTCGGGCGAGTTCGTGGCGCGAGGCTTCGACTTCAAGGTGGAGCTTGTGTCCTACGATACGGCCTACAACATCGAAATCAGCGAGTTAAACGTGAAAGCAGCGGAGTAGTATGTCCCAGCATGATTTGATTATTGACAATGCCACATTCCCGTCCCTGAGGGCCGACCTGAATAACGCCCTGCAGGCCCTCGGCAGCACCAACAAAGGCACCAGCCGGCCGTCCACGGTGTACGCCGGGCAGATGTGGATCGACGACAATACCCCCAGCAGCTCTGTGTGGACTGTTTACTGGTTCGACGGCACGGACGACATCAAACTCGGCGAGATCGACACCTCCTCGAACAACTGGATGCCCTTCGTTAACGGCGTCTCCCTGACCTCGTACCTTGCCACCTACACCTTCCCAGGCACCGAGGCCACGCTCGCCTCTGCATCGACTACGAACCTCGGCTCCACCGGGGTGTTCGCGGTGTCCATCACCGGGACGACGACCATCAACTCGCTCGGCAGCGGGGCGGCGGCATCGGCCCCTCTCTATTTCACCCGCTTCACCGGGGCGCTTCAGCTTACCCATAACGCCACCAGCCAGATTCTGATCGGCGGGGCGAACATCACCACGGCGGCGGGGGCAACGGCGACTTGGCTCTACCTCGGCTCCGGCAACTGGCGGATGCTGTCTTACGAACCGGCATTGTCGGCGAGCAAGCTGGTCGGCGTCGGGTCTTCGGGGGGCAAAGCGGCCCTGAGCGTGTCGAGCGACCTCACGATAACCGGCACAACGGTCGGTGTGAACACCGGCACCTCGGCCAACCAGATCGTGAAACTGAACGGGAGCGGTCAGCTTCCGGCGGTGGACGGTAGCCAACTCACTGGCGTCACCACCTGGCCAGGCGTTTACACGGGTACGAGCTCCAGCAACGATACCTTCCCGGTGGGGACAACTCTGCTTGCCCTCGTCAGCGGCGCTGAGGCGCAGACGGGCCGCAATGCCGCCGTGAATGCCCAGCTCGGGGCAAGCTCATACCAGTTCGCCGTCTCCGGTGGCGGTACGCTGCTGACCGGTAGCTGGAATACCCGGGGCGGGGACGGGACTAACACCTTGCTTATGGAGCGCACGGCATGACGACCACCTTCTCGAACATCAGCAATGTTCGCCTACTTCCCGAATCCCCGACTGCCTACGTCTGCCGCCTGACCGTCAGCAAGGATGGCGAGGCATGGGAGACGGATTACTGCGCACGCCGCGGCGGCGGGGGAATCTGCGACGAGGTAATCGCCGCGATCGAGGCGGGTGAGTTCGTCGGCGAGATCGTCCCTTACGGGGCTTAGCATTAACCATTGAGCTTGTGGTTTGAGGCAGATGATGTGCTGTGATCGTTGCGCAAATACCATGAATGGTGTAAATTTTATCGGTGACATGGAGGGTAAATGACCACAGAAGAAGAAGTCCGGAAGAACACCAACGATATCCACGCCCTCACGATAAACGTCACGCGTATTGCGACCATCGTCGAGACCTCCGAAAAGCGTCACGATAGCGACATGGAGATGATGAAGGAGGCGGTGCGTGGCATCAGCCAGTTGAACGAGAGAATCGGCGTGACCACCGGGATGGAGCGAGACATCACGGCGTTGCGTGATCTGATCGCCGAGCAGAAGGGCGACCTGCGGACAATCCGCCATGACCTGAATAATGCATTGAACGCCCTCCCTGCCGTCGGCATGGTGAACGAGAAGCTGAACGAAGCCACGTCAACCATCGCCGCCCAGGGCGCGAAGATCGAGGCGCTAGAATCGTGGCGGGATAAGCTCGACGGCGCTGGCGGGGCACTGAAGGGCGTTGGGGCAGCATTGTGGGGCGTGTTCGGCACGGGAATCACCGCCATCGGCTTTTTCATCTTCAAGGCCTACTTCTCCGGCAAGGACTTGATCGGTGGAGAGTAAGACCAAATCGAGGATCGTTGGGGGCGGAATTGCCGCCGCGATGCTCCTCGCCGTCCCGTTCATCGTCGATCGCGAGGGGGAGAGCCTCGAATCCTACCGCGACGTGGTAGGCGTCTGGACGATCTGCAACGGCGAAACGCTCGGAGTCAGGGCGGGCCAGAGGAAGACCCGGGAGGAATGCTCCCAGCTCACCAACTCGCGGGTGGGGCAGTTCATGACGCAGGTGTATGGGCTGATCGCCGTGGAGGTGCCGCCCGAGACGCTGGCGGCCCACACGAGCTTCGCGTACAACATTGGGCTCGCAGGCTACGCTCGCTCCAAAGCTCTTGAGGAGACGAACGAGGGCAACATCGCCGCCGGCTGTCTGGCCATGGCCAACTGGTACACGGCGGGCGGCAAGGATTGCCGGATCAAAAGTAATGGTTGCTATGGGTTGATCAATCGTCGTAATGATGAGATCGAATTGTGTCTCTCGGGCCTCAAGCCGAAAGGATAAGCCATGCCGTCGCAAGCCAGCCTCATCGCCCTCGCTGTCGCGTTGGCCTTCGCCTTTGGCGGGGGCTGGAAGCTACGTGATTATCAGGCCCAGGGTGATGCTCTCGAAGCCGCCAAGGCCTCGCTCGCGACCGTCCAGAAGGCACTGATTGACCGCGACGCGCTGAGCGTGTCCGACGCCATGAAGTCCCGCACGCTGGAAGAGACGCTTGCGGCCATGCGGGAGACGAAAACGGAAGTGCAAATCGTAAGGGAAAAGGAATATGTTGCGAAGCCTGTTTACACTCAGTGCGTTGTTCCTGCTGACGGGGTGTCCCTCCTTAATGGCAGAATCGCCGCGCGTCACTCCGCCGCCGATCCCGGAAAACGCTAAAGCCCGTTGCGTGGAATTGCACCCCCTTCGAGCAGGCGCGACGATGGGCGACCTCCATCGCTTTTCCATGGACACGGTGGACGCGTACAACGAATGTGCCGCCCGGCACGATACCCTCGTGGACCTCGTCAATGGTCGATGAGAGCGCCGTCGTCATTCTTCGGGTCATCCGTTGCCCCATCGCCCGCGAGCGCCTGCACATGCGGGTGACCGGCTTCCTCGCTCTTTTGGGTATCGGTGGCCTAACCTTCCTCGCCGCCTGCATGTCCTGTCCACCCGGTCAAACGCCCGGCTGCCCACCCATTCCGATCGCGATTCCGTATGTCCGCGACTAATCCATTGGGCCCCCTCAATGCCGCCAGTCAAGTGCAGGGCATGGCCGCGCAGATGCCGAATCCGAAGCTGGCATTCGCCCTGACTGGCCTGTCCGTAGCCCTCGTCGGCGTCATGGTTTTCCGCGAGCTGAGCCATTGCATGAGAGAGCAATTCCGCGATCACGACCGCGAGCACAAGCGGCATCATCCAGAACGCGATTAAGCATAGAATCTTTATGCGATGAGTCGTAGCCTTGTCGGTACGCTCGCAGAGCGAACATCCGACAGAAAGGGCATCGACATGACCAACACCCAGAACGACAAGCCGAACGAAAACCACGGCAACGAAACGACCGTCCACAACCCGAAAGCTCCGGGCCAGGTGGAGAAGGTCGATCCCACGACCGGCGATACCACGACCGAAAGCACGAATCCCGTCAAGCCGGCCAAGCGTTAATCGACAGAAGATGAAAGAGGGCGAGGGGCTTCGGCTCTTCGCCCTCTTTTTGCGTTTGTGGAGCGGGCTACCGGGGTCGAACCGTACTCCTCCAGCTTGGAAGGCTGGCGTGCAACCGTCAGCACTTACCCCGCGATGGTGTAAGGTGCCGGTCTTTCCCGGCTGTCATCGGTTTGCGGAGCCTTTTACCTCTCCGCCTCATCCCTCGCGGGACACGTCCGTTCTCATTACCGGACTATGGGGCGCCCAACCGAAACCCTCGCCTCTTCACCCTTTCGGGTATTCCGTTCTGCAAACCGGCCGCTACTTGGCTACTTCGATGGACTCGACGGTCAGGCTGCCGCAATCTTGAAGTTCTTTGAAGTTGGTCTTGATGTAGTTCATGCGTTCTTCACCCTTGCATTCGACAACGCAGGGATGATCGTCGCGCAAATTCAGCGTAACTTTCAGTTTCATAAATTTATCCTCCTTTGAGTTGACCGGATGCTACGGGCCGGGCTTGATTCCGACTATCGCGATTTTTTCGGGCAGTGGAGAGTCTTTCATCTCGTTTGCGGGCGCGCCTCCCGTTGCCCTAGCGGGTCCATCCCCGCCGCCGCAGCACGCCAACATTATTCCCGCCCATCCCCTCGCGCAAGCCGTTTTTGCGGTTGGCTCGTCAGTCGGGCCGTGCTATCCCTGTTAGCAGCAACTCAGCCCGCCGCCGGATGCCCCAGAACGACAACTTCTCTTCACGCTATCCCCGCAGGGAACGCCCCGACACCTTCGTCCAGAAGGTGAGGCCCAGCCGCGACCAGTCGCTTCTTCCCATGTTCGGGCCGCCGCCTCCCCATACTGTCCATACCACCCCGCTGCTGAAGACTCCGGTTAAGGTCATCTCTCGTTCCGAGGCTGTCGTCCAGCACTATGTCGCCAACGGCGAGAAGGCCAAGGCCCGGGACATCCTCGGCGCAATCCGCGTCCTCAAGGCCGTCGAGAGTCAGCAGCGACCGCCCTCCGTCGAGGAATTGCAGGCTCTCCGCAAGTTCGGCGGCTTCGGGGCCGTCGCCCTCTCCATCTTCCCCGACCCGGTCACCGGCAAGTTCAAGGACGGCTGGCAGGCCATCGGCGAGGAACTCAAGTCCCTCCTAACCCCGGAGGAGTACGAGTCAGCCAAGCGGACCACGTTCTCGCAGTTCTTCACCTCGCCCGTCGTCATGACGGCCATGCACGGAGCCCTGGAGCGGCTTGGCGTTTCGGACACCGCAGTGATCCTCGAGCCCGGATGTGGGCATGGGAACTTTCTCTCGCATGGCAAGGTCAGCCAGCGTTTCATCGGCGTCGAACTCGACGACATCACCGGCCGGATCGCGCGGGCCCTTTATCCCGAGGCCGACATCCGGATCGAGAATTTCCGCGACTCCAAGCTCCCTACGCTCGATGCGGTGATCGGAAACGTCCCGTTCGCTGACGTGAAGCTCGATTTTCACGGCCAGAAGCTCTCCCTCCATGACTTCTGCGTAGCCAAATCTGTCGAGGCCCTGAAACCGGGTGGCGTCCTCGCCGTGGTCACCAGCCACTTCACTCTCGACAAGCAAAACGCGGCCGTCCGCGAACACCTCGCCAGCCAGGCCGATTTCCTTGGTGCCATTCGACTTCCGTCCAACGCCTTCAAGCACGAGGGAACGGCCGTTGTCACGGATATCCTGTTCCTCAGGAAGAGATCCCCGGGAGCTGAACCGAGCCACGCGGCGGACTGGATCGGAACCGGCACTCTCGCGTTGGATGGCGCTTCCGTGCCGGTCAATGGATACTTCCTGAGCCACCCCGAGATGGTCTTGGGAGAATGGAGCCGTAAGGACACGCTCTACGGCGGGGAAGGATTCAGCGTCATCGGCAAGGGCGACCTCGCCACTCAGCTCAGGGAGGCCGTCGCCCGCCTCCCCAAGGTCGTCCAGTCCGAAGCCGAGCGGCCGAACCCGCCGCCGGTTCCTGCCCAGAAGCACGAATCGGCCTTCGTCCCTCCACCACCTCTGCGCCACATCACCGAAGGCTCCCTCTTTGTCGGCGACGACAAGGTCATCCGTCAGGTCGAGAACGGCACCGCCGAGCCGGTCACCTACTGCGGCACGCTGCTCAAGGCCGACGGCACTCCGCAGGCCCGCAAGATCGGCTCGCTGATCGGGCTACGCGACCTCGCCCGCCGCGTCCTGCAGTCCCAGAACGAGGGCTGGCCGGAGGCAAACCGGAATGAGGCCCGCCGATCGCTGAACGCCGCCTACGACCGCTTCGTGGCCGCCTACGGGCCGATCAACAAGACCACGTTCACGGAGACCAAGACCGGCACCATCCGCCGCATGCCGAACCTCGTGAAGTTCCGGGAAGACCCGGACGCCATGCTGGTCATGTCACTCGAGGAGTACGACGAGGCCACCGGCCGGGCGGAGAAGGCCGCGATCATGAAGAAGGACGTGGTCGGGCCAAAGCCTCCGATCACGCACGTCACCTCAGCCGAGGAAGGATTGCTCGTCTCGCTGAACGACCGCGGGTTTATCGACCTCCCCTTTATCGCCTCGCTCTACGGCAAGCCCGAGCAGGAGATCACCGCCGAGCTGGGCGACCTGATCTACCGCGACCCCGCGTCGAAGGAATGGCAGACCGCCGACGCCTACCTCTCGGATAACGTTCGGGCGAAGCTGGCCGTCGCCGAGAAGGCCGGGCCTGAGTATGTCCGGAATGTCGTGGCCTTGCGTTCAGTCCAGCCGGAAGACGTTCTGCCAGGCGACATTGACGCGAATCTGGGTGCCCCGTGGATACCGGCCAAGGACATCCAGGCTTTCGCAGCCGAGCTCTTCAATGTGCCGGCGGAGGCGTTCAAGGTCGGGCACCTGAAGAAGGACGCAGTGTGGAACGTCGAGCCGAATTATCAGGCGATCCAGTCGGTGGCTGCGACCGCCGATTACGGCACCTCGCGGATCAACGGCACGGAGCTGCTTTCACAGGCGTTGAACCTGAAATCCCCGGCCATCTACGACACGGTCTACCAGGATGGCAAGGAAACGAGGGTTATCAACCCGACCGAGACGCAGGCCGCGAAAGAAAAGCAGAAGCTGATCAAGGAGAGGTTCAAAGCGTGGATCTTCGCCGACACCGACCGCACGGAGCGGCTGGTCCGCGATTACAACGACACGTACAACAACCTCCGCCCCCGGTTGTTCGATGGTAGTCATCTCGATTTCCCGGGCATGAGTAAGGCGTTCGAGCCGAGGCAGCACCAAGTGGACGTGGCGTGGCGGTGCATGAGTGCCGGAAATACCCTCATTGCTCACACGGTCGGTGCCGGGAAGACTGGGGCTATGGCCATGTCGGCGATGAAGATGAAGCAGGCCGGGCTGATCAAGAAGAGCATGATCGTGGTGCCAAACCACATGCTGGAGCAGTTCTCCCGAGAATTCATGCAGATATACCCGAACGCCAAGATCCTCGTCGCCTCCAAGGACGACATGACCCGCGATCGGCGGAAGATGCTGACCGCCAAGATCGCCACGGGAGAGTGGGACGCAATCATCGTCACACACAGCGGTTTCGAGCGGATCGGCATGTCGAAGGAATTCCAGGAGCGTTTCCTCCGCGAGCAGATCAAGGAGTACGAAGGCCTGCTCGTGGATAAGGCGTCGCACGGGCGCAACATCATTAAGACGCTGGAGAAGCAGAAGGCCAACCGCGAGGAGAAGTTGAAAGACCTGCTCGCCGAGGGCAAGAAGGACGACGGATTGGTCTTCGATGAGTTGGGCGTGGATCAGGTTTTTATCGATGAATTTCAGGCGTTTAAAAACCTCGAAGCCCCGACCAAGATGGAGCGGGTTGCCGGTATCCCCTCGGGAGGCAGCGAGCGGGCGTTCGACGTGTATATGAAATCCCGCTACCTAGATGAATTACATCCCGGCCACGGCCTAGTCGGAGCCTCCGGCACGCCGATCAGCAACAGCATCGTAGAGGTCTACACGCTCCAGCGCTATTTCGACCAGGAATCATTGGCCGAGCGGGGAATCGCCCATCTCGACGGGTGGGCGGCCACCTTCGGAGAGGTCACGGAATTGATGGAGATCTCGCCCGATGGACAGACTCTCAAACCCCGAAGTCGGTTCTCGAAGTTCGTCAACCTGCCTGACCTGTCGCAAATGTTCCGTGCCTTCGCCGACGTGCAGACCGCGGAGGACTTGAACTTGCCCCGCCCAGCGCTCGAAGGTGGCAAGCCCCAAACGATTGCCTGCCCCATGTCCGATGAGCAGGCCGAGATGCAAGGCGGTCTGGTGGATCGCTACGAGCGAATCCGGAACGAGCGGGTTGATCCCCGCGAGGATAACGCCCTCAATATCACCACCGATGGCCGGAAGCTGGCGCTTGACGTCCGCATGCTGTCGCCTCTGGCCGGGGATTTCGCCGGGTCGAAGCTCAACGCCATGGTCGCCAACATCGCCCGCATCTGGCGGAAGTCCGAGTCGATACGGGGCACGCAACTCGTGTTTTGCGACATGGGCGTCCACCCGAATCCCTTCTCGGTTTACGACGAGGTCGTTGAGAAGTTGATCGACCACGGCATCCCCCGCCACCAAATCGCCGTCATGGGCGATGCGGATTCCGACGCCAAAAAGAAGGCCCTGTTCGAGAAGGTGCGGCAAGGCACGGTGCGCGTCGTCATCGGCAGCACGCAGAAGATGGGCACCGGCACTAACGTCCAGAAGCGGCTGGTGGCCCTGCATCATTTCGACGTGCCGTGGAAGCCCGCCGAGATCGAGCAGCGTGATGGGCGAATTCTCCGGCAGGGGAACATGAACGAGGAGGTGGGGATCTACCGCTATGTGACCACCGGGTCATTCGACGCCTTCATGTGGCAGGCGAACGAGACGAAAGCCCGATCGATTAACCAGTTTATGTCGGGCGATCTTTCTGCGCGCCGAATGGAAGACGTCAGCAGCCAGGAACTCTCCTACGCCGAGGTGAAGGCCATCGCCTCGGGCAACCCGGCGGTGCTGACGCTTGCCGAGACCGACGCGGAACTGCAGCGGCTCGCCATCCTGAAGAAGAACCACCTGGACGAGCAGTATCTGGCAAAAAAGAACCTCCGCGACCTGCCGGACGACATCAAGCGGCAGGAGAAGCGGCTGGAAGGCCTTACAGCCGACATGGCGACCATGAACGGGAACGAGGGGATTCCATCCCAGGAAGGCGTGGCAGATCGCATGAAGCGGATGCCCGAGAAAGTGAGTTCGGCGTATCACACGAAACTCGGAACCTACCGGGGGCTGGAATGCGGGATGATCCTGCACCCCCTCGGCGGCACGGAGGTCTATCTCGACGGCGCCGTCCGGTGCCGGGAGCAGCTCATGCGGGACAACCCCGGGCCACGCGCCGTGCTCAACGCCTTGGAACGGCTGGCCGACGGATACGAGCACGATTGCCGGCACCTGCGGGCGGAGATCGGCGTCAAGCAGGGCCAATTGAAGGACTACGAGGCCCGCCTGGGCAAGCCGTTCGCTCATGCCGCTTACAAGGACGAGTTGGAGGGCTTGCGCGACCAGTTGAAGATCGGGCTGTCGGAGCACCCGCCCGAGGGCTCGACGCCCGTGGTGGAGCTCGCCGAGCGGATCAAGGCCCTGCGGGAGGCGAACACCGTCGAGGCCGCTCCTGAGCGGACGGGAACGCGTAAGGCGGTCAGGGCCGAGCGCCCGGTCACGGCGAGGATTCGGGAGAAGTTAGGCGAGCAGGTGCCGGTTGAGACGGCGGACAAAGCAGTGCCGGTGACGGTCGAGGTGAAGCTGGTGCCCGCTCAGATGCCGGAAGAACCCCCGGCTGTCCCGCCTGCAGCCGTGATTGCCATGCCGGAGCCGTTCAGGCCGGTGAACGGTCATGCGAAGGCGGTGGTCAAACGTCGGCAGGGAAGCGGAGAGCAGTTGCGGTTGTTTTAGCCGCCTGCGGTCAGGGCAGATTCTTCGGGCTGATCCACGGCTTGATGATGTGGCCCACGTGGTACTTGCCGCAGTACAGGCATTGGTAAAAGTTCAGGTAGGTCCGGTCGTAGGGCAGGTTGTCGATCGCCTTCTGGGCGGCGGCAGCCGAGGCATGAACAGCTTTCCCATCGCACATGTTCCGCTTGCTCAGTCGGGCCTTGCAGTGCGAAGTCGGATCGACGACCGGAGCAATCAAGACCGTGGACTCTTTCGCCCTCTCACTTGATTTGTCCGGTTTTGGCTCAGGTCGATCCCGTTCCTGTTCGCGCCTCCAGACCGTGTGGCCGGTTTCTTTCCCATGGGCAGTAGCGAACTCGTGTGACTTTTTCCCTATCCAGCGAGTTGTTGTGCCAGAGCATTCCCAGCAGCCAGCGATCGGGAGAGGCTTTGGAGGATTGGCGGCGGTCATGCCTGACTCTCCCGCTCGGAACGTTTACGGCCCCGCCCCATCGCGTGCTGCTTCTCACGCCAACTCATGGCCCGGAATGCTTCCTCGCGTTTGCGGTTCATTTCAGCCAACTCCTTGGTCCCGGCTCCCGGCAGTAACGTCACCCCCTTCTTGCGGATGAACGCCTCGATCTGCTTTTCGTCTTCTGTTAGGTCGCGCCGCTCGGCAGGCTTCAGAACGGCGCGCGGGCTTCCCCCATTGGCTGTTTGGCCTCCCGGCGCTGGTTTGATGCGATGAAGAAGTCCAGTTCCTCCATCTCGACGTCGTAGTCGCCCGCGATCGCCTTCTTGTCCTCACCCTTGGCCAGCCTGGTTTTGATATCGGGCCAGTCGCTATCGACGAGCAACCCGTCATCCCGCTTGCCGGCGTAGCCTTTGTGGACGGTGATGAGCCGGTCAACGTCAATAGCCGGATCGGGCTTCGGTTTCTGGGTCGGCCCATGAGCGGGAGTCGGCAGCGCGGGCTTTCTGATTTCAATCGTCGGTTGCGCCCCGGCTGGCAAGTTCGCTGCGGGCTGACCACGCTTCTCCGCCTGCCTTGATCGCATCCGATCGGCGGCGGCAGCGCGTGCCTCTGGCGACCATTCCCTGCGCTTCTTCGGCTCGGAAGGCCCCACAACGACCTCGGTGTCGTCTCCAGCTGCGTGAGCGGGTGGACAACGCTCGAACGTTTTGACCGCGATGAAGGCAGCAATCTTAGCTTCATCGGTCTGTGGTTCGCCGGGTGCCTCTGGTGTGGCAACCGGCTCAGCTACCTTTTCAAGGGCTCGCCTCGTGAGCGGTGGCAAATCGAACTCTGCTGATTGAGGCAGATCGACGATATGTAGCTCGGGCTTGGCGACCGATACCTCGACCGGCGGCGACACGGTGGCCATCCCCACCAATCTTTCAGCTGCCTCTTTGACAGCCTGGATCGCATCGAGAGCATCGGCCCTGAGCGGGCCTTGTACGGCTGCCATGTACAGGGCTTCGACGGCGGCCAACGCTTCGTTCGGTGCGTTCTGCCCGGCCAGGTAGCCCTTGAGCAGTGCGTAGTGATACAGGGGAACGGTAACCGAACTCAT